TGACCGTAGAACATCGTTTTTCTCCTTTAGCTTTGCTTCGATAGCGCGGGCAAAGGAATGCACTGGTCGGAAATAGTCTGCTGGAGACGCGTTTGCTATTTCACTGATCTCTTCATCCGTCAGCCCGACCCATTGGCGCGGTGCTGTGGGTTGTGCGGTGTAGCCAGATTTTGGATGCAATATTGCGGAAAGCAATCTGTTAGCAAACTGTTTTTCATCCTCTGACTCTGGGTACACCAAGCATTCATCGATGATCCATGCAAGCAAGCGTTTAATGTTATCGCCCACCGGCTCCTGCTTCTCAGCCTGATCGATGGCAGCGCGGAGGGCGGTGTGAAGCGCATCGCGTGTTGCAATCTGTGTCGGGTGAACTTTCACGCTATCAATAAACTCCAGCGCTTGTTTCATAGCTGCAATGCTCACAATATCCCCCTGCCAGTAAGCACCCACATAAACGGGAATGCAATCAATCGAACCAGTCGCCCCATGACGCTTGAGTTCTTGCTCGTGTTGAACTCGATGACTTGCTCTGTGTAGTCTGTTTGGTTGTTCATTCCACCCTCTCATACGTTGCTTCAAAGATGTCGGGCTTGCAGGGGTAGTTTTCGTTTTTAACCCCGGTGATGATCCAGTCTCCGGGGGTGACGATGTGACCGCCCTCAAGGGTCTGCACCCATCCGTGATAACCAAGCCGGTATCCGCTCGGCAGTCCATCCAATGGCACTTTCAAGACCGCTGGGTGATCGCCGTCCTTCAACCACTGCGTAGCCTCGATGACCACGGGCTTCTTTCTGAACTTCATTTCTCACCTCTTGCTCGGATAGAAGCAGCTATGCGTTGACGCTCAGATTGCAGTATCTCTAGCGTTCTGGTTTGTACAGCCTCTCCTGTTCCATGTAGCGCTAACTGAGCGCATGCCTCTCGTTCTGCTTCAACTGCGGCGTTAACCACCTTCTGTACTGCTTCTTCCGCTGCGGCCAGAGCGTCGGCCACGCCCCTGTCGTAGCTCTCCATGAGCATGTTGGTTATTTGTTTGTTCAGGTCAGTCATGCTTGCCCCCTTGCTCGGATGGCGGCGGCACATTCTTCTGCTTGGTTGTAGGGTGTTCCGTCATTGATGCTTTCACACAACTTCGCACACGCCTCGCGCTCGGCAAACTGCCCCGCCTCATACGCCTCCTGATAGGACATAAACTTGCTTGGGTCAATGTTGGAAAGCGTATGAGCGGCGACAAGGGCGGCGAAGCGTTCAAGCCTTTTCTCAATCATGCGGCCAGTGCTCGGTGTGCGGGGTGACCCGCTGTAAAGCCCCGCCTCTCTCGCCATGCGGATGATGTCTTCGTTGGTCATATCGTCTCCGGCGCAAAGGCCTTCTCGTTGATCTTGTAGTCGTGGAACACCGCGCCGCGCGTTTTGTCCCCGACCTCGCAGTTCTTCACCCACACCTGCTTGCCAGACTTGAGCGTGCGCCAATGCCCACGGCGCTCGTGCCAGCGTGGGCTCGCGTGCGTGCCACCTTGGTCCTCGGACCGTGGTCTGCGCGGCTCGATCACCACCGTGGTCCAGTCGTAGGACGGGACCTTGCCCTGGCGGATTTTCTTGGCCCAGTTCGCGCGCTTGAGTGGTGTGTAGCCCGTGGCGGGGGCCACGTCCAAGGACTCAAGGAACGCGCAGATGAAGGCCAGCACGCCGGTGGCGGGACTGGTGCGGTAGTCGAACTGGGTGCCGTCTTCGTGCCGCACCTTGACACCGTCGGGTGTGACGATGAAGGTGAACGGCACGGTCGGGTGGTAGGACTTGCCGTGGAACTGCCAGCCCACCACCGCAGTCACCGTGCCCACACGGTTGGCCAGGATCAGCACCTTCTTGCCCTCGTACCCGCACACCAGCGCGGTCTTTGGGAAGGGCAGCGGCCGCTCCAGGAGCTCGCCACTGATGTGCTGCTCGTGGCGGTAGACAGCGGTCATGTCGAACCACTGGTAGTTGATGGCCTCTTCGGGTTCGAGGCTCACCATCTCCTGGATCAGCGGGCTCATTGGTCCCTCGCTTTCAGCATGGCGTCGGCATAGGTGTAGGCGCTTTCACAGATGCCCGCCTTGTGCTTGGCCATCAGCTCTTCTGGCGTTCCGTGGTGCGTCCCATCCTCAAGAACTGCTCGAATGAGCACCTCAGTCTTTTCAATCAGGGCCTGCATCGCCTTCGCCGCGAAGTAATCACGCAGAGTCATGCCTTGATAAGCCGTGCCCGTTGGAAACGCTGGGCCACCTGTTGGTTTATTCATCTCTCACCTCTGCTTAAACCCAAGACGCCGCATACCCAACTCGATCAGCATCGCAGCGTCCTCAAGACTGTTTTGACTGCTGCTCATACCTGTCTGCCACTCACCGCCAATTCGTTTGCCGACCAGACCGACCGTGACGATCTGCCCGTCCTTAGCTTCCTCTAACCACTTCTCAAGCATTGCAATAGCGTCGGCGTTGTCGGGGGTCGTTGCTTTCAAGAATGGTTTGATGTTGTCGGTCATTTCTCACTCCTTTCGCGAATAGCTTTCGCAAACATCACCCCGTAAAAGGGCTCTGTTTCTTCACACAACTCAGCACACGCCTCACGCTCTGCTGCAGCGACAAGGGCGGCGAAGCGTCGCAGTGACCCGTTGTCTCCATCAAAGCCTACGAATCCAGCTTCCCTAGCCATGCGGGTGATGTCGTCCTTGGTCATCTCGTCTCTCCTTTTACTTTAGGCCCTGGCTTTTTTGGTTCGTACTTCAAACCACGCTCCATGATGATTTCCATCGTCTTCCACCGTTCACCGCACTGGCAGGCGTAGTATCTGAAATCGCCCTTGACGGTTCGATGGCGCACGTCCGCCGTACATGCAGGGCACATCATTTCCGCCTCCTGATCGCCGCTGCGATAACGAGGCTGCCATAACCCTCTTGCCCCAGGTCCTCGGTCAATGCAGCGCAGGCCTTGCGCTCTGCTGTCCGGCCTGCCTCAAAGGCCTCTTGCCAGTATTTCTCCAGGCCCTGTGCACTGAAGATCCAGCCTGCTGTCAGCGCGCCGTGGTTCTCGGCCCGTGAAAGGATTTCATCTCGCGTCATGTCGTCTCCTTTGGTTTGTAGGTGGGCTCAATCAACGCGCGGATCTCCGGTGGGATCTTGGGCAGTGGATACCAGCCCACGAACCACGTGTCCTTGCCATCCCACCAGCCTGTGCTGGCAATGCCGGCTTGATTGAGCAGGAGCACCTTCGGGCCTGTGGGGCAGGTCTCCATCGGCCGATAAACCAGCGTCGGGTCCGTGATGGCGTCTTGGTTGGTGGTCATCCTTGTTCCTCGTTCCGTAGTTCTCGGGCCAGGAACCGAAGTTCCACGATCCGCGCGCACTCACGCAGTTTGCTCACATTCGTGCGCTTCATGACTTCGATCGCAATCGCGATGAACGTCTCAAGCTCGGCGCGTTCATCGTCGCCCCATCCAACGAGCTCGGCCACGCACTCTTGCAGGCGCTGGTCCTTGAGCCGTGAGACTCGATCGACGACGTACTCGAGGTCGTCGCGATCGAGGGCGGCTCGTTGTTGAAGCAGTGCTTGCATACGCTTGGCCTGTTCAGCAACGAAGCTGTGGTCCGGCTTCACGCGCCGCCTTTGCGCTTGGCGGGCACGACGAAGGACTGCAAGGGGACGCTGGGATCGCCGGGCTCGTCGTAGAAGTTCCTTTTGTGTAGGTCTGCGGGCAGCAGGAAGTGGTTGGGATAGATCTGTCGGACCCTGTTAATGGCGTCGTCAAGATCTTTGTTGGGCTTGGCGTAGTCCTTGGTCCGTGGGACGTTGCGCAGTTCATCAAACATCGTTTTTCCCCGAGAAGAAGCGCTTGATGCGTTGCCAGAGGATCCGGCGAACGGAAAGGTTGGAAAGACGGCGATGGAGTTCGGCGTTCTCAAGCTCCAGCGCGGTGGTGTGCTTGGAAAGGAGGGCATAGGCGTGCTCGTACTCCGCGCGGATAAGCCCGCGTTCGGCCTCTAGTAGAGCGTCGCACTGGTGTTCAAGTTCCAGTATCGTTTGAGCGCGTATCTTCTCCGTCAGCTCTGCGAAGGTGGGGCGGGGTCGGGCGGTGCGTCTTTTGTTCACAGCAGTTCCTCGATGGTTATTTTGACTCGGGTGATGGTGGGGCTTGGAAGGCGTTTGCCGCCAAGCAGGTCGTAGTACTTGAGATAGGTCTCGGCGTCACGCTTGGTTTTCCAAATGCCGTAGGGCACCAAGGCGTCGTCGTCGCCTGTCTTGACCACTCCGGCATTGGATGTCTGGATGATCCAGCCCCATTTGACGATGCGCGTGGTCATGGCGATTAAATGTGGACGGGCATTGAGGGCTCTTCGTCGCTGCCCCGGCCGATGAACTTGGAGAAAAGTTCGATGGCGATATCGCCGTGGGTGGTGTGGACAATGAGGCGGCGAAAGCAGTAGGACTGGCTTTCAGTGATGCTCTGGGGTTCCACGGTGATGTGGGTGACGTCGTGAACTTGGAAGGCGCTGATGGTGGACATGGTTTCTCCTTTCTGAGAGGTGGGTATAGTGCAGGAACCTTGGCCGGGCGCGATGTTCATCCACACCCAGGCGTTGTTGGGGATCACAGGAAGTTCCATAAAGACCTACGGGGCTTGGGCAAAAGGCTGCGTTGAATGATCCTCTCATCGCGCGACATGGCCGGCGGTGGGCGCTGATAGAGAATGCCAATGCGGACCTTGCCCGTGTTGTAGAAGAAGGTCTCGCGCGGGGACGGGACGATTTCAATCTTGCCGGTCTGCGGGTTCTTGACGAGCATGATCAGAACCTCGCCTCTGGAACGTCGGACAGGTCCGGGGTCCGGGAAGATTTTTTCTCGGAACGAAGGAACTCCTTGCGCTGCGCGGGCGTGAGCCGCTCAAGCGGAGGGACGAACCGCTCACCATCCCATGTGGCAAAGGGCCATATGACGGCAGGTAGCTCGACAGGGGCGGACTTCTTGGACATCGCGTTCTCCTTTCTGGTTGCGACTAAGACTTGCGTCTAGGATTTGGATCTTAACACTTCCAATTCACGTGTCAAGGCCTCATTGCGAAGTTCTGATTGAGTCCACGCAAGCTTCCATTGCCGGGACTCCTCGAGCTTGTCGGCGCAGGCGGCCAGGAACTCAGCGTGCTCTGGATAGCGGCTGCCAAGAGAGCGTAGTTCGTCACTCATTTTCACTGTATGCCTCGATGATTTCATCTTCTAAGAGTATGCGCAGGTCGTCGTCGATGCCTTGTGTGATATCAATCGTCCGGGGCTTGCCGCTCGGGCCGGTGACCGTGAGCATGACGCGTGTGATATCGACCATCGGAGGCATCATCGTACCGTTGATTTCCAGCGATGGCCAGACCTCAAAAGTGAGTTCGACGGGGAGCTTTAGCTCCGTCTTGTAGTACATCTTCGTTAGCTTTTCCATCTGCACTTTCCTTCTGTCGGTTGGCTTCAATGCGTGCGAGGAGGGCGGACTCTTCCGAGGCCCTTGCAAACGCCTCGTCGACGAGTTTGGATATGACCTGTGAGATCGGCATTTCGTAAAAGAGAGACATCTCTTTGAGCTGCGCGTGGGCGAGCTCTGGAACGCTGACCGTGTGCCATCGTGCGCCGGGGCGCGTGGACGGTGACAAGCGGTACGGGTCCTCGCGCCACTTTTTCTTTGGCCCAATCTTGCGTGGGCGGCCGCGCTTTTTAGGCTTGGGCGGCTTGGGGGGTTTCTTTAAGTGGTCCAATCCGTTAGCTCCTAGACGATCTTTGAATTTGTACTTCTTGGGTTCAACCTCCTTGGGGAGGTTCATCCAATGTTCAATCACCCAGTCTTCTGGGACGCGATAGCCGTTGACGACCTCTCGTGGGACGTAAACGATTTCAAGGGGCCGTGGACCGCGCTTGTACTTAGGCGGGATCGGGGGCTGCTTGATGACATATCGCTTTTTCACAAGCTTTCTTTCTTTCTGAAAAAGGGCCGGGAAGTGATCCCGGCCCAACCATCACCACAAGGAGACAACGGAAACCAGCATCCATTATGCCGCCTCTCCCCAAGAAGGTCCAGTCTCCACGTCCACGCGTGAGGGTACTTCCAGGCTCACCGCCTTGGTCATGATGTCCGCCGCTTCGCGGGCCTCGTCCCGTGAGCCGACCGACACGGCCAGCTCGTCGTGGACCTGGAGCAAAAGCTTAAAGCCCGCCTTGTGAAGCGCGACCATGGCAGCCTTGGTCTGATCCGCTGCCGAGCCTTGGATGAGGCGATTGAGGCCCTTATAGGTGCCGGCGCGCTTAATCCGTTGTCCGTAGGCCATGATCGCCTGCTCGTACGGGAGCGCCTTGTTCACGCCGTACTGCACGGGCTCCCAGAGCGGGAAGCGGCACTTGCGGCCGAGCAGGGTGCGGATCGCGCCACCGGAGGCCGGGTGCTCGATGCGGCGCATGACCGCGTCCACCGTACCGCGCAGGAAAGGGACTTTGGCGTGGAAGGTTGCGATGAGCTCGCTCGCCTCTTCCAAAGGCAGATCCAGGCTGTTGGCAAGCTTTTGCTTACCCATGCCGTACATAAGCCCCAGGCCGATGGTCTTGGCGGCCTTGCGTTTGATGCCGGCCATGTCCGCGACCATTTGGTGGAAGTCGGTATTGGGGTCGGAGCGATAGGCATCGGCCATCTTCTCAGCGCCGGGAAGACCGAGTAAGGTGGCGTAGTGCACCAGCAGCCTCGGCTCCTGTGAGGAGAAGTCATTTGCCGCCCAGATCTGGTCCTCCTCCGGCAGGAATAGACTGCGCACCATCGGGCCGATGATCTCGTGCCGACTCGGAACCTGCTGGAGGTTGGGGTTGGCAGCCGACAGGCGGCCGGTGACCGTGCCACCGTCCTCGTTTCGCATCTGATTAAAGTGCGTGTGGATGCGGCCGTCGCGTCGAGCGTGCTCCAGGTAAGGTGTCAAGAACGTGCCGTGGGTCTTGTTCAGTTCTCGCGCCTCCACGATCATCTTGGCCATCGGATGGTCGTGACTGTCCAAAAAGCTCTTGGTGAAGCTTGGTGCCCCTTGAGCCGTGCGCGGGTATTCGATGCCCAGTCTGTCAAACGCCTTGGCAATGCTTGCCGCCGCCCAGATATCGACCTGCTCTCCGGCCTGCTCTTTGAGCGTTTGCAGGATCTGTTTTTCTTGTTGCCGCAGATTGTGGACAAGGCGGTCACATTTTGTGTGATCGAAACGGATGCCTCGATAGGTAACGTCAATGAGGATGGGCAGCAGTTCCGTCTCTAGGTTGAAGATGGATTCGACGTCCTCAGAGCGAAGGAGGGACTTGAGGTGATGCCAGAGCTTGAGCGTGAGCGCTGCGTCCTGCTCGGCGTACTCGCCCACGTGCATGGCCGGCAGCTTCCACAGCTCCTTTTTGGCATGCACACCAAAGTCCTGTGCGGCCTCCTTCAGCCCCTGCTCAGACTTCACCTCCTTGAGGTAATCAAAGCCCAGGCTGTTGAGCGCGTAGCTGAAGCGGTTCTCGTCTAACAGAGGCGCGGCGAGCATCGTGTCGATGATGCGGCCGTTGACCGTGAAGCCCGATGCTCGAAGCCAGCCTATGTCGTAGGCGGCGTTGTGGCAGATTTTGTCAGCCGGCGTCGCAAGGACATCGGCCACCCATCGCTCCACAATCCGACGATCAAGGTTACCGCCGCCGCCATGAGCAACAGGAAAATAGCCTGCCCATCCGTCAACGGCAACAGCGTACCCAACAATGTAGCCGTCACGACGAGGCCAGCCTGGGCCCATGGATTCCATGTTGGGGTCGCAGGTTTCGAGGTCAATTGCAATCTCCGTGGCTGTGGATAGGTTGGGGAAAGACTGTGGAGGGATCCACTCCGACTGTCGCGGAAAGAGAGATAGGGTATTAAAGTCGCGTTTGGTCACAGCCGAAATCCTTTTCGCTCATCCTTCGGGAGCACGATGTGCAGGGTCTGTTTGGCGCGGGTGATGCCCACATACAGCAGCCGGTTCACGTCGTCCGCGTTGCGATCGTATTCTTTTGCGAATTTGGTGGTCAGATCCGCCATCAGGAGCACGTTGTCCGCCTCGCCGCCCTTGGCTGCGTGAATCGTGGACAGCTTAATGGGCACTTTACCCGTGAGCCGTGTTCCGCGACGCAGAACAGCGATCAAGTAGCGTCGCTGGTTCTCGGCGATCTTGGTAAGCGCCTCATGCCAGATTTCTGTAGAAAGAAGTCCGTGCTTTTCTTTCAGGAGATCGAGTGTGTACAGGGCCGCCGGGTCGGCGGTGCGCAGGCCTTTGTAGCCGTGTTTCACGAGCTTGGTGTCAATGTACTTGTAGATCGTCTGGACGACTTGGAACGGCACTTCCTGACCCTTTCTCAGGCGCTCCCAGCCGATGACGGCCGTGAGCACGGACTCAGGGATGGACCGTTGCCCAAAGCGCTCAAAGAGTAAGCCCTGGCTCTTGAGCCAGTCGTACATGTCGGCGAGCATGTAGTTGGCGGCCGCAAGGATCAACCAATCGCCTTGAGCGACGTTGACGTCGTGCCAGTCCTGGTAGTACTGGATGCTGCCGACTTCTTCGCGGGCACGCCACTCTTTGGGCTGGCGCTTTTTGATCCGGTGGACGACGGCGTTGGCAAGCTTGTGGATCTTGGCCGGCACGCGGTACGACTGCTCGAGCACTTTGATCTGGCCTGCAAAGTTCAGAAAGCTATCGACGTCGGCCCCGGCCCAGGTGTAGATGGCTTGGTCGTCGTCGCCTGCCAGAAAGCAGCGCTGGGAGCGCAACGCGAGTTGCTCTACCAGCCTCCATTGCAAAGGTGAAAGGTCCTGTGCTTCGTCGATGATGAGCGCCTCGAGCCGTGGCAAGCGCTCCGGCTGCTGGACGATCAGCTCCAAGAGGTCAGTGAAGTCCAGAAGGTTGCGGGCGTTTTTGTAATGACGGTACGCACGCTCAATGAACTCAAAGTAGTGCCACTCGATTTCAATCTCTGAGCGGTTGTAGTGCTCGCGCAGGTCCAGGCCCTTGATCCGTGCGATGTTGATCTCGTTCAGAATCGGGTGGTCCGTCTTGACAATGAAATCCTCTTCGCCCGTATCAGTTGCGAGCGTGATGCCTGCCTCGCGTGCGAACTCCTGGTAGTGCTCGACATCCATCATGTCTTTTGTGCCGAGGCCCAGGCAGCGGTAGGCGAGGCTGTGGAGCGTGCGAAACCAGGGAAAGTCAGTGTCAGGTTTTAGGTGCGGGAACTTTGCAACGCCCCGTTCCTTGGCTTCGTTTGCAGCCTTGCGCGTAAACGCAAAGTAGCCAATGCTGGCAGGGGCGACGCCGGACTCGAGCTCGTGCTCAACGATGCTTAGGAGGAAGGTTGTCTTGCCACTACCTGGGGGACCGAAGACTTTGGTGATGTTCAAAACGGGCTCCCTTTCTTCTGTTCAGGGGACTCGAAAGGCGAGTCTTGCTTGGCAAACGCAGGCATGTGCCAGCAGCGCACGGTCCTGTTTTTGATGAAGAGGCTGATCGGCTCACCGCCCAGTTCACGCATGCGCTGCGCGATCTTCGCAGTGGACAGGCCCTTGAAGTTGCTGCGAAGCAGATGAGCCTCGAGGTCCTTCATGCGGAAGTAGACGCGGGCCTCGTCCTCATTCACCCAAGGACGGCCCATGAGCAACTCGTCACGGTCCATGGCCTGTTGTCGGTGGGCCGCGAACTCTTCCAAGAGATCATTGAAGCGGCCGGTCAGGCTCGTGTCTTCAGGCGCTTCGACGATCTGCTCGCTCTCAACCATCTCGCGCAAGAGCGCGTTGAGCGTCTGCTCCCAGTCTTGCTTACGCAGCGTCGGAGGCAGCACGTTGATTTTCTCCAAGCACGCCTTCTGGAAAGCGGCTTGGTTAAAAAGTGCCTCGGTGTCAAGCTCGATGCGTCGGCCGTTGATGTCGAGGAACCAAAGTGGTGGCTCGCTGTTGTACTTGGAGAGCGACGACATCTGCGGGCTGTCCGGCCCGTCTGCGCCCACGCCGTACTTGCGCGTGCGGCACAGGCCGCTATTGCAGAACTGGTTGAGCGGGGCGTCCTTGCACTTGTACTTGTAGTCTTTCTTGTGAAGCTGCTTGATGATGATCTGGAGCTCGTTGTTCGGGAGCGGCGGACCTACGTACTTGAGGTTGTGCTCGACGAGCTTGTCATCCCAGTGCACAGGATCCAGGCGCTTCAAGTAGATCCCGATGTTGAAGAGTGAGTTGTTCCGTGTTCCTTCAGGCACGCCCTGTGTGCAAAGCGTCTGGAGGCAGGGCGGGCCGTCTTTGATTGGATGGTCAGGCTTTTTGGGTTCTTCGGGCGGATCGTGGTCCGGGGGCCGTGCCCACTGGGCGTGTAGCTCGTAGAACTCTTCGAGGGTCGCGGCGCTGCCATCGTCGCGGATGGCGTAGCGCATGGTCTGGTCGCCGCCGAAGTAGGGCAGGTTCAGAAAGTTGCCGGTGTCGCCGCGCTCGACCAGGATCTCGGCTTGCTTGGGGAAGATCTCGCGCCCTGCTTCGCCCAGCACGGCCGCACAGGCCTTGAGGTAGCGCTGCATGTTGGCAGCGGGCATGGGCTCGGTAGAGAAACGAAAGACGTGAGCGCCGCCTGACTTGCTGCGGCAGACCACCAGCGGCAGCTCAAGCTTGCGGATCTTTTGCACCAGCCCCGCGTGATCGAGCGGATACTGGTCGATGTCGATACAGCCCCAGATGCAGGTGTTGTCTGCGCGAATGGGGATAATGCCTAGCGAGGGCTCTACGCCCTCCAGATGCTTGGCCCAAAGATCGTCGGTCGGCGGCTTGCGAACGACAACAGCTTTGCCAGCTTGTTTGCCGCTTTCCTTCGACGTCTCGATCTTGTACGTCCCATAAGCGACGTCAAGACCGCTAAAGATCGCCTTGAAACGGGTGATGTCTGTCATTTCTTCTTTCTCGAAGGCAGGGCCTACCGGCTAATGCTTTCGGCCCCGGTCAATCAGAATGGTGCGTCAGTGGGTGTTCCCTCTGCACCCTCGTGCTTGACCTTCACGTCGCCGGCTGACACCGACTGCGCGAATGCCTTGCAGGTCTGGTAAAGGCCTGCGTCTTCGACCGGACCAAAGCGCTCAACTTCCCAGCCGTACCACTTGCCCTTGTCGTTGCTCTCGGCAACGGTCGTGAGCTGGTAGATCTGGCTGTACATCGGGGGAGTGAAGAGACCGTTCTTACCCTGCATCTTGACGCTCTGCATCATGCTGTTCCACTTGCGGCTCTTTTTGAGCTGCGTGGACTTCATGCTGATGAGCGCGGGGCTCGGCACGCCGTCTTCGTCGATGACCATCACGTAGTGATTGGCCGTGTTCTCGATGTAGTTTCCGTTGTCGAGATAGTCCTTGTTGTCCCCCGGCTCGCGGTGCGTCTTGGACAGAATGTCGCTGGTGGCTGGGTGGATATGCACCGGGGCACCCGTGCCTTGGCCACGCGGAGCCCATTCGATGTACTGGCGAACGTAGGCGCACGGAATGACTTGGATGCCTTTCTTGCCGTCATAGATCTTGCCTGTAACGGTGTTGTAGATCATCCCAGGCATTGCGCCATCGATCTCACCCACTTCCGGTGAGGTGTTGGTCAAGAGCCGCAGGAATGGAAGTGCGTAGTCTTCCTGCGTCATGCCGTCAAAGCCAGCGCCAGCATCCTGCTCAAGGTCGCCGAGGATGGCGAGTGCAGTGCTCGCCGTTTTTACTGCAACGTCAGTCTTAGCCATGATTCCTGATCCTTGGTTCGTGATAAATGTTAAACAGACTTGATAGTTGCTTTCTGGCCGATGAACACGCCAAAAAGCTCCGAATCGACGGGCTGCCCCTTCTCGATCCGTTCCTTAACCCAGGCCTTGAGGGTCTGGGGCTCTACCTTCTCCGACTGCTCAGGAATGAACCCTTGCGTACGAAGAAGCTCCAGCAAACGAGAGCACAACTCATCCTCTCGCCGGCCGAATCGGACACTGACAGTGTTCTTGATGATGTCGTCAAAGCCATGGTCGCGCAGCCATTTGAACGCCTCGGCTTGGCGCGCTTTGGGAATGCTCGCGCCGTAGAACGGTTTGACGTCGATCATCGACCCATCCTCCATGACAAACTTCTTCATGCCCGCTTCGGCCATGGCCTCGGGGATGGACACCTCAGTGAGGTTGCGGTACTGCTCTTCCTTTTCCTTTAACGACGCGCCGAGGTCCTCGAGCTCTTTCTCAAGCATCTTGGCACGTTTGGCGAGACCGGCAATGCCAGACACGCTTTCGTCCGACACCTTGAGGGCGTCGGCGTCGTTTTCGAACAGGTTAGTAAGAGTCATCAGATTCTCCTTTCTTGAACAGATCAACCTCGATGGGGATGTAGCGGTGCTCGCGCTTGTCCCATTTGAGGCACTTAAAACGGCCGTTGTTACGGGCCGCAGCTACTGCGCAGCAGATGCCAATCGCAGAGGGGTCGCCAATGAGGAGCAGGTAGTCCTCATCAGAGAATTTTTCCAGCTTGCGCTGAACGCGGCGCACGGTAGGTACGATGCTGAACGCGACCTGCGCATTGGGCGGGAGGATTGTTTCAATTTTGCCGTAGTCCAAAGCCGGCGCAATGTTGTGCGTGGTTGTTTCGGATACGACGTAAACGGTAGGCACTGAATTTCTCCTTTCTCAAGTAGAGCGGCCAGTGTACACTACGTCGCACGGGTCTTGTCAAGCCCCGCCATAGAAAGGAGATCCTCATGGACCATTTTCTCTCGACGTACCCATTCAAGAACAAGCCTTACACGCACCAAGCCGCTTACCTTGAGCGCTTTTGGGATCAGCGAGTTGCGGCCCTCTTTGCTGAGATGGGCACTGGTAAGAGCTACATGCTCATCAACAACATTGCCATGCTCTACGACAAGGGCAAGATCAACGCCGCTTTGATCGTAGCGCCTAAAGGGGTGTACCGCAATTGGGTGAACATCGAGCTGCCCAAGCACATGCCCGACCACGTCGAGCACCGTGTGGCGCTGTGGGCCGCAACGCCACGTAAAGCCGAGCAGCAGGCGCTCGACAGGCTGTTTGAGGTGACTGAGGACTTGAAGATCTTGGTCATGAACATTGAGGCGTTCAGCACGAAGAAGGGCACCGCTTTCGCCACCCGCTTTTTGCTCTCGCACGAGGCGTTGATGGCGATCGACGAGAGCACGACCATCAAGTCCCACACCTCTGCACGCAGTAAGAACACTGAGAAGGTTGGAATCGGCGCGCGCTACCGGCGCATCATGACAGGGTCTCCGGTCACCAAGTCCCCGATGGACCTCTATCAGCAGTGCGCGTTCTTGTCCGATGATTGCCTGAACATTCACAGCTTCTACGCTTTCCAGGCGCGGTATGCCGTCGTGGTTGAGCGCCAGCTTGCGAGCCACAGCTTTAGGCAAGTCGTGGGCTATCGGCACTTGGATGAACTCAAGATCATGCTGGACACCTTTAGCTTTCGCGTAAAGAAGGAAGAGTGCCTGGATCTGCCGGAGAAGGTCTACATTCGTCGCGAGGTCGAGTTGACCGACGAGCAAGTCAAGGCATACAACCAGATGAAGGAACTTGCGCTCGCCAACATTGAGGGGGGCTTTGTCTCAACGGTCAATACACTCACCCAAATCATGCGCCTGCATCAGATCGTCTGCGGCCACGTGAAGCTCGATGACGGTACGGTGGTGAACCTTCCCAACAAGCGCATCGACGAATTGCTTGCCACACTTGAAGAGGTGGACGGCAAGGTGATTATTTGGGCGACCTATCGTCACGACATCGAAGACATCAAGTTCCACCTGCAAACGGCCTATGGCATGACAAGCGTAGCGGCCTATTACGGCGACACGTCGAGCGACGAGCGCGAGCGCATCGTGAACGACTTCCAAGACCCCAACAGCGAGCTGCGCTTTTTCGTGGGCAATCCGTCCACCGGCGGCTATGGCCTCACGCTTACAGCGGCGAACACGGTCATCTACTACAGCAACAGCTTTGACCTTGAGAAGCGCTTGCAGTCCGAGGACCGCGCTCACCGTATCGGGCAAACCAAGAACGTGACCTACGTCGACTTGATTGCACCCAACACGGTCGACGAGAAGATCGTCAAGGCGCTCCGTGACAAGATCGACATCGCAACCCAAGTGCTCGGCGAGGACCTCCAACAATGGCTCATCTGATCCGTCAGCGGCAAGACTTCAACTACCCTACGCTGTCCCGCGTCGATGCGGCGACCGGCCGCGTCTACAAGGTGCCGGAGTTTGAGAACGTACCGTCGGTCACGACGATCCTTGACCGGACCAAGGACAAGGCCAAGCTCAAAGAGTGGGCCGATCGCGTGGGCCATGAAGAGGCAGAACGGATCAAGCGCGAGGCAGCCTATGTGGGCACCACCATGCACGCGACCATCGAGTCATTCTTGGCCAGTGAGCCGTTGACCATGGGCCAGGACTGGCTGGCCTTGCGCGGCCATCAGATGGCGTTCGCCCTCATCAATCGCCACTTCAGGAACATTGACGTTGTCCACGGCTTTGAAGTGGGCCTGCATTACGAAGGTCGTTATGCAGGGACCACGGACATGGTGGCGCAGTACCGTGGCAAGCTTGCGATTGTGGACTTCAAGCAAGCGCTAAAGCCGAAGCGCCATGAATGGATCACGGACTACTACCATCAGCTCGCGGCCTATGCGCTCGCGCACGACAAGATGTTTGGGACCAACATCGAGCTAGGCGTGATTCTGGTGGCCGTGCAGGACGGCTCCACGCAGGAGTTCACCACAGCCGGCCGAGAGTTTGAGGACTACAAGGCCGGCTGGATGGAGCGACTTAACCGGGCGGAGGCGGCTGCTGTTGCTGGGCAGCCATCGCGCTGATGGTGTCAAACGGGAATAGCTGCTCAAGCATGGCACGGCTCTGCGTACTAGGGCCTTGTGACTGCGGGCCTGAAGGCGGCTGCCCACCGCCTTGACCGCCTTGCGGCATGCCAGGAACGCCGCGTGTGCTGGGTGCAGGAGGCATCTGTTTGAACATCCGCGAGGACTGCGAAGGCTGGGAGAACGGTTCCGGTTCGGGCGGCGGGGGCTCGTCGAAAATCGAGCTAACCGCATTCAATCCTGAAGAGATCATGTAGGAGTTGAGTTTTCTTGCGATCTCAAACTTCTCTCGCGCAGTGCGTCCTTGCTTGAGAAGCTCCGCCATGAACGCAGGATCTTGGCTTGCCTTTTCGATGACGCGGCGAAGCTCCAGTGTTGGGAGCTGGTCGAAGATCTGCCGCATGTATTTCGAGCCCGCCGAAGCAGCGATTAGGGATCCTGGGCCTGATCCGGCAGCCGAGGTTCCAATCCGTGAGCCGATGATCCGAAGCGCAAGGTCTTCAATCGCACCAGCACCGGTGATGAAGTTATCCAATGGCACATTGTTCTCGATGCCGTTTTCAATCCGAATCATCGGATTCATCAAACGCTGAATGTTCTTTTGTTCACTCAGTGTAATGATGCCGTTCTGGCGCATGATGTTCATGGCAGACGGCTGCTGGAACGAGGGCCCCTGCTCTCCAGGAGCGCGGCCGTACAGAATCTCCAGATATTTTTTCGGACTAAAGTTTCCTGCACCACCAGCAGCGTCGTAGGCATATTCATACACAGAGGCCTTGAGCCCGTTGATCGCCTCAGGGCCCCCGGCTCGGGCAAGCTTGGCGATCTGTGCGAAGTCGCGAACTGGATTCTTGCCTTTGAGGGCATCTGCTACTGCAACAACAGGATTCTCTCCACCAGCCAGCACCTTGGCAAAGGCGGTTTGTTCCCGCAGGGTCTTATTGAGGGCGCTGTTCTCAAGGCGCACAAGGTCGAACGCGTTCTGAGCCTTAACGGCGTCCGTTAAGGTGTCGGTCAGTCCAAGGCTGTCCAGGAGTTGCTTGTTCTCCGTGACGAAGTTGGTGAGCGCAGCCGGATCGACGCGAGTTGCCATCTGCCCCGTTGCGGGATCCATCTGCTGCTTCATCGTCTTCGTTGCTGCGGTCAGCAACACTGACTGGAACGCGCCGTTGAGCGTGTCAAGCTGAGAGTCCGCCATCTCGGCCAAGGGCTTGAGACCGATCGTGATCTCATTGTCGGGACCCAGGCGTTGTAGCGCGTCCTCGTACTGACGTTTTGGGAACTCCAGCGCGCCACGCAGTTCCGTCATCCGCGCCGTCGTCTGGTCCATGTTCGACGGACTGAAAGCACGGCGCACGAGCATTTCGGGCGTCATGCGCTCTGCGCCGCGTCCGCTCATTGCCGTGATGTCGTTGGCATAGGTGCGTGTGAACGTATCGTTCAAGGCCTTAGAGAATGCCCGTGCTTCGTCCAACAACGGCGCATTCAATGACCCGATGTCATCCAACAAGCCTGCTGCGACCGTGTCGTAGATGCCTGCGAGGTTATTGTCGCCCTGTGCCCGTGCAGTACGGGCAAGATTCATGAGCTCTGAGCGATTGCTCAGGAGATCTACTGCATTGACGGCCTTGAGCTTGGGCAAGAATTGCTGAGGCACGGACCCTGTCTCAAGGGCCTCCACCGTCCGAGCGCCATTCTTGTACGTGTTCCAGACATTGGCGTTAACTCCAAGACCCTGCATGACGTTACGCAACGAGGCGGGCAAGGACTCAAAGTTCTCCAGACTGATGTCTTTAGTGCGATTCAGGAAGTTCTGTGCCGCGTTCGAGGGGACCACATCAGCAGGGTTCGCGGCTCCAGTGCCCTTCTTCAGCGCTTCGATCTCAAGGAAACTTCTGATCGGATTTAGATCGTTATAAATCCTTTGAGCTCGGGTAGGAATCGTGCTTAGGTATTCGGACCTACGCGGGCCAAACGGCGGAATGGTCGTCCTTAGTTGCTGTTCTATGTCCTCAAGGGACTGCGATGCTTTTTCCCGCAAGAAAGGATTTGTTCGTATGTTTGCTTCGATACTATCGTATTGCTTTTGGGACATGCCGGCCGTCTTCATGGCCTCTTTGGCCGCAGCCGCCTGCGCATCCGGATCGACAGCAGAACCCTTGAGTACCTGAAGCAGTCCCGCGCGCCACAGTTCGCCCTCTACCATCCGGGCGTTTTGAAGCGCCAGCTCAACCTCTGTCTTGACCGTGTCGCCCAGTTCGCGTCGGCCCGCTACATCGACGCGTGGAATGCGGGCAATCTTTGTCGCTGCATCGGCTTCCGCCGCCGTCAGGCGGTTTTGAAGCATTTGATTGAATGCGGTCTCGCGCATCTCTGCCGCTAACCGCAGCGCTTCAGGATCACCAACCTCGCTCAGTCGCCGTGTGAGAATCCGAAGCGCGTTAAACGCAAGCTCTCCCTGCTTTAGAGTCTCAGGGGCATAGCGGTCCTTGCCGCCAAGGGCCAGCCGGGCTTCTAGCCCCGCCAGCGTCTTGTTGCCCGTCTTCTGCGCCGCCGTCATTGTGGGAATGCCCTCAATACCGGGGTCTTCCAACGCACGAATCAGCGCAGGGATGTCTTCTCTGTTTTGCTCAAGGATGTCGTACAGTGTGTTCGCAGCACGCGTGTACTGCCGCGTGCGCAGGGCTTCGGTTGCTGAATCCCGCAGTTCCCCGAACCGTTCTCCAGGGCCCGCGACCCACGGCAGAGGATTCGCGGCATCGGCAACCGCCCGCAGTCCTCGCCCAGTCTTGTCAATGACGTTCTGCACAATGGACGATGGGGCCGAGAACAACACGCCCCCAATAACCGACCCACCCAAACGAGGCAATGCCTCCCCAGGAGCCATCCCTTCAGCCAAACCAGCCCCTACGCCGGATCCAAGCGAAGTCAATGACTCAGCGGTCAGATAAGCTCCCGGTGACTTACGCGCCGACTCGCCAATCTTGGAGATGAAAGTCGCAATGCGGCCGCCCGTCTGCACCGGCAAGAAGAAGGCCGTCGGGGCAATCGCCATCGACTCGCCAATCGTCTGGCCCATGATTCGTAAAGGAAGGTCCTCGGGCCGTGCTTGGGGAATCAAGGGCTTCAAGCCCTGGCCACCGAGATAGCCTGCAAGGAGCCCGGTCCCCGCGCCAATGGCTATGCCTGGGAGACCGGCCGGAGCACCGCGCACGGCTCCTGCAAGCATGCCCGCAAAAGGAAGGCCTGTCTCAGCCGCAGCCTCGGACATGCCGTAGCCGATTTGCTTCAAGCCGCCCATGAATCCGCCTTCTCCGAGGTCTGAAGAGGTCGTATTTAAGAGGCGAAGAAAGGCTGCTTGATCAAACTCGGTGCTTGGCGCAACTGAAAGCCCGGAGGCATCAGGAGGCACCGGGACCATGGCAGGGCCGGTGTCCGGGGTCGATGGACGACGGAACTGCTGCGCCTGGATGTTGGGGGCCATGCCCTGCGGCGACGTGCCGGTGGCGGAAGGAGGATAGCGAGGAGTCTCGCGGGAAGGCTCCTCGTCCAAGGGACGCGAGGTGGACTCGAGCAGTTTTTCAAAGTCATTCATCGATCACCTCGGATTAGTCTTTCTGGCGAATCTTACCGTTCGGGTGAATGTAGTATGCACCAGAGGGTAGCGCGAGGTAAGCATCCATTCCCTCTTTACTGTTGATGATCCGTGGCGGCATGCCCAGTTGGGCGCGGAGGTTCCGGACCTCTTCAAAGTTCGCGGCTGCTTTGCGAATATCGGCGACGTTCATCGTGGGCGAGTTGTACGACCGGATGGCCCGTTGTTCGAGATTGCCGAGCAGATTGTCCAGGCCCAAGAGCCTGTTGCGGTAGGCAGCCGGGTTGTCAATCAACTGCGGCAGGGCGTCCAGTTGGTCTTGGATCTGTTTACGCTCACTTTCTGTAAAGCGATCGCCGACCGACAGTGAGCGGTTGATTTGATTAGCCGCGAGACGCAGGAAGGTTGTTGCAGTCTGCTCTTCTGGGGCAAGGTTACCGAAGCCCGGGATCTTTGCCGCTGCCGACCCTATGACAGGAACCGGTCCCGTACCCTTACCCGCAAGATTGAAAAACGTGTTGGCCTGTTCTTCAGGGGTAAGTGAGAAAGGACGCGTGTCTAAAGGCTGACGCCCCGGAGGAGGCACTGTCCCGGGAGCCGGGGTCGGTGCGCCAGGAGCCGCGCCCGCCGCAGGCGCGCCCATGGTCGGCGCGCCAAGGGGCACTTGGCCGCTTTGCGGAATAAGATCCTGACGACCGCGAGCGGTCAACGCCGTGACAACAAACTTCGGAAGCGCCGGGACACGACTAAACCGTTCGCCCGTAACCGGATCGGTTGTTGAGGTCGTGTTGCGGTTGATGTAATCCACCACTGCCGTCTCAAACATCCGATCGCCCTCTTCCCCGAGCGAGCCTGAGGCAAAGCCAGGAGAGAGCTGGTAGAAGGTGTTGAGCTGGGTTGCAGCCAGCCCCTTGCCGAAGCCGGGCGTTGCGGCCGCTGATGCACGCTCCGCCGCCACTTGCAAGATGGTGGCATTGCGATCCAGCGCATTCAACCGCGAGGTGAGGTTCTTGTCGTCGGCGATCCGGCCTTGGAGTTCCATCCGCGCCGTCTCGAGCTTGTCACGCAGCGCAAGGCGCTCGGCTTCCAGCCCTTTCTTGGTGTCGTTGTCCAAGTTCGCGATCTGCAAGCGGCTCTCAAGCTGCTTGTCCAAGCGCTCCATGGCGGCAACTTCTCGGGCCTTAGCCATATTCTCGGCAGAGCCGATTTTGGCTCGACCCAGCGCATCTTGCATCTCAGCAATGCGTGAGTTCAACGCATTGACTTGGTTGGCCATGTTTTGCTTGGCTTCCAAGCCCATCGTAGTGGTTTGAATCTTGGTAGCCAAGGCATCGCGCTGACGCTCGGCCTCTGCAATGTTGTTGACCTCGGTCACAAAACGACGCGTGTCGTTGGTGGCCTGATTGCGTAGCGTCAAAGCCTCTTGCCTGTTTTTCTCGAGCTCAGATCGCGCGGTCATCGCATCACGCTGCAAGCGTTCCCGGCGCTCGTCTGTACCCTCCCTGACTGCCTGCCCGGACAACGCTCCCAAAAGCTTGTCCTGCGACGTTTGCAGGCGCTGATTGAGCTCTTGAATACGCTGTGCTTCCTTCTCCGCCGAACTAAGCGCAGCAGACTTGATTGCGCGCTCGCCTTTCTCAAGCTCCGCGACCCGCGCTCCAATTACACCCGGAAGACCTTGGAAGGCACCAGCAAGACGCGAGAGCTGACCGCCCCGCATCGGTCGACCCCGCTCATCGACGTTCGCGGCATAGCCAAAGGCCCGCTGCGCGAGATCAAACAGCATCTGCGATTGCGTAGCCTGCTGGTTCTCCCCAAGCAAACGACGGTAGGTAGGCAGCTTGGCCTCGTAGAGAGACTCAATGTTCGGCACCTCTTGAGGCTTTTGCCCAAGCGTCGATTCAATCCGTTGCCGCAATAGGTCTCGAACGGCGGGGTTGTACATCGCTGCCGAGGAGGGCTCTTCCGCAGGGGTCACGCCCTCCTCATCTGACCCCTCTTGAAAACGCTGTACAAACCCACCACGCGCCATGCCAACCGGCGGCTGGCCCGCAGGCGGCCCAGGCGGAGGCCCGGGAGGCGCTCCCATCGCGCCCGGAGGCGGCATGGCACCGAGCCCTGCTCCGGGGCCCATGGGCGGTGGTCCGGGAGGCATGCCGGGCGCACCACCCGGAGGAGGCATCATCGGGGGCTGTGGCCCTTGGGCCATGGGCTCTGACTGGGGAAGCTCGCCGATCCCACCGCCGCCTTGTTGCGCGAGCACGGGTTGCAGCATCGCGAGCACCGACTCGGGGGTCTCGGTGGCCGCCGCATAGCCGACGAGGTCAGCAAGCTCTTCACGGCGAGCGTCAATAGAGCGCATGTCACCGCGAAGGTTGTTCATGAGGATTTCGGGCGAGTCGGGACGGCGCTCCATCATCTCGCCTTCATCCCGGTCATTGCCTTCCTCGTCGTCGCCCTCGAGATCGTCCTCGAACATGTCAAGGAAGCCTTGCATGATGCCGACATTGTCAATCGGGGGGTTGCCATTCATTGCCTTGTCTTTCATGACGATCCCTTAGAAAAGTCCACCACCACCCTGGTTACCGCCGCCACCGGGTTGATTGGGCCGGCCGAATCCCGGCATAACCGCAGCCGAAAACGTATTGTCGCTGCCGTAGTTTGTAGGCAGAACTTCCGGATTAGCGTTATAGCTCTGCGGCATAACCGCAGCCATGGCCATTGGCTGCCCCATGCCCGGAGCGCGCTGGTTTGCTCGCTGCATCTTGCCGAACATGTCGGATAAAAAGTCCCTCGGGCCTGTCGGCTGCGCAGGCTGTGCCTGTTGGCCCATTGAGGGCGTTTGCGCCATGCCTGGACCTCCTATACCTAAGACGGGAGGCGGACTTTGCTGGGGCCCACCAAACGGTGCCTGTTGCATGGGCTGCACTTGCGCACGCTGTTGTTGACGTTGGTTAAACACGGCCCTCATGGAACTATACGGATTCGAGGGCGGGGTGGGCTGAGGCGTGCCACCAAACCCAACCATGGGCCGTTGACCGCCGTACATGTCAAACCCGCCGCCATAACCACCCATCATCTGTGGGGGGAAGCCGCCGTAACCACCGTAGCCCATCATCTGTGGAGGAAAGCCCCCACCGTAACCGCCGAAAGACTGCTGCATACTCAACTGCTGGGCCAATAGTCCTCCCATGCCACCCATGCCAGGGCCATACGGGCCGATTTGCCCCAGCCCTTGTGACATGTCGCCCATGTAGTTGCTGTAGTCCACCGGGCCTGATAGCCAGTTTTGCTCGGCTTGGGCTTGGGCTGGTCCATAGAGTCCCGGCATAAATAGCATGTCAGTTCCTTAGAAGAGTTTGATGCCGGCTCGTTGAGCGCCAGCAGCCGTGGCCAAGCCGCCTAGCCCAATGCCCACCGCCTGCTGGAAGGGGCTGGCAGAGGGCTGGCTTGCCGCTGTGGTGGACATCTGCGAGGACGGCGCACCGCGATAGATGTCTGACAAGAACGCCGCCTGTTGGTACGGTGCGTAAACCCCTTGCATGGTATTGGCACGCTGCGCATCCAGGATCTGCTGGTTGAGCGCCTGTTGCGACTGCCCGACGTTGTACAGGAAGTTGACGTCGCCTTGTTGGAGCGCCTGTGCGGTTTGACCGAGCGCTGCCTGTTGCACACCCATCTGGCCAAGCTGCCCGCCCAACTGCCCAAGGCCCTGCGCAGTGGACTGCCCGATGCCGAACTGTTGCCCGGCCAACTGCCCGATGCCCTGTGCAATGTTCTGGAACTGCCCAGCTTGCTGGCCATAGATGCCGGCCTGCGCCTGCCCAGCCTGGACGCGCTGCGCGCCCTGTTGCATGAGCAAGTTGGCGATGTTCTGGTTGATCGAGGCCTCCTGCCCCGCAAGCGCGCCCTGCTGCGACGCCAGATTGCCATACTGCTGTGCGGCTTGTTGATACAGCCCGGCTGCTCCCTGCCCCAACTGCGCTTGCTGCACGCCCAACTGACCAAGGCCCTGGCCCGCTGCAATCTGCTGTTGCGAAAGGTTGCCGTAAAGCCCCGCACCCGCCTGCCCAAGCTGCGTTTGCTGCACAGCCTGCTGGCCAAGCGTCTGGCCGATGTTGGCCAATTGCCCAGCCGCTGCCTGTCCAAGCTGCGCTCTCTGGGTCTCAAACTGCCCAAGCTGCGCCCCGCCCTGAAGCCCGAGCTGCGCCCTTTGCATGGCAGTCTGTGCAGCCTGTTGCCCCAGCGCCCCTTGCGCCTGCGCTTGCTGACCGTACAAGCTGCCAATTCCTGACATCAACTGAGACTGCTGCGCGGCCTGCTGCTGTTGTGTTTGTTGCAGTTGCGCCATCTGCATGGCCGTCTGTGCATCAAACCCCGCCGCTTGGAACTGCTGTGCTGCTGCCTGCAATCCAAGCTGCGCTTGCTGGCCCGCCAGTTGGCCCGTGAGCCCCGCTTGTTGTGCCTGTAGCTGTGCTGCCTGCTGCCCAAGTCCTGCTTGCTGTGCAGCAGCACTGATCGCGCCTTGCCCGGCCTGTTGCGTCATGCCCGCTGCCGCTTGGCCCAGCCCTGCCTGCTGTGCAGCGGTCTGGGTTTGCAATTGAGCGGCCTGCGCCAGTTGCTGGGCGGCGCTCTGCCCGAGCCCTGCCTGCTGCGCGGCAATCGAAGCTTGCAGACCGGCCTGCGTGCCGAGGGCCTGTGCGCCTTGTTGTTGGAGGGTGGCCTGCTGTGCTGCCGCTGCGGTCTGGGCAGCGCCTGCTTGGCCGAACTGCTGTGCCGCCGCTTGGCCCAGCCCCGCTTGTTGCGCGGCAATTGAGGCCTGTTGCGTGCCAAGCTGGCCAATGCCTTGGGCTGCCGCTGCTTGGCGTTGCTGCTGTTGCTCAAACGCAGCCATTGATTGCGCTTGAGCTTGGCTGTAGCCCTGCGACAAAAGGTTTGCAATGGTGCTGGCCTTTTGCTCGAGCAACCCTCGCTCCATCTCCGCCCGCTGCACGCCCTCACGCGTGCCGCCAAACGCGCCTGCCCGAACCGCCTGTGCTGCCAGCCCTTGCTGCGCGATCTGCCCCTGTCGATTGATCTGGCGCATCGCCTCGTCGATCACCTGCTGTTGATAGGGGTTCATAAAAGCTTGCGCAGCAGCCGGGTTGTAGGCTTGCGCAGCCCCACCCAATCGGCCGATGCCTTGTTGGATGGCTTGTTGCGCAGCAGCAAAGCCCGGCTGACGGGCTGCTTGTGCGGCCTGTTGCGCCGCCGTGAACTGTGCGCCGACACCCTGCTGTAGCCCTGGCTGGAATGCAGCAGCTTGCGCGGCCCGCGCCGCTTCCATGCCGGTTTCTTGTGCGCGCTGAAATCCGGGCTGTGCGGCGGCTTGCTGCGCCCTTTGCGCAGCAGTCAACGCGGTTTGAATGCCTTGTTGAAACCCTGGCTGACGCGCGGCAGCGGCGGCCTGTTGCGCGCCCCCAAACAGAGCCTGCGTGCCTTGTATAAACCCTGGCTGCATGGCCGCGCGCTGTGCCATTTGCACAGCCTGCTGACCTTGCAGCCCTGCCTGCCCAAACCCCGCCTGACGCGTGGCTTGTTGCGCCATTTCGGCAGCAGTCTGGCCTGTAGCCGTTGCCCCCAACAGCCGTTGTTGCGCTGCGGCAAAGTCAGAGGGCCCAGCACCGGCTGCTGCAAGCCCTGCCAAATCCAAATACTGGCCCTGTTGCGCGAACCCGGGTTGTTGTGCCGCTGCGGCGGCCTGCTCGGCAGCAGTTCCCGCTTGGCCAAGACTACCCAGCGTGGTCCGTCGTGCGTCACCAAAGCGTGGTGCTGCGGCTTCGAGCGCCGTAGCAGCTTGGCCCAACAGGCCCTGCGAACCAGTAAAATCGGCCCCTCCCGACAGCGCAGCCATGCGCTGGGCCTCGGATATTCCCGTGAGCCCTTGACCAATCGCGGCGGTCGCCGGTGCCAGATTCGCTTGGCTTGAGGCGGCTGCCATGTTTTGCGCAGACGCCAGCGCGCCAATGCCCGTGTCGATATCCTGTCGAGCTGTCCCAAATCGGCCCGTCGTGTCCGACGCAATCGCACGCTGCGCAGCCAGATCCAAAAAGCCTGGGACGTACTGGCCCTCAGCGGTGGTATAGCCGGTTGCCGCTTGCAACTGCCCAAGGCCCGACGTTATGCCTGCTGTCGCACCGCCCGCCTGTTGCATGGCGAGCTGGGCGTCGGTGAACTGGTTGCGGGTATCTGCGCCACGCAGAACATCAGCAGCTTCGGCTGTCGTCCCGATCCCAGCTCCAAGCGCTTGATTGGCAGCCGTCATATAGGGGCTGTAGCCGCCTACGCCTTGCGCTTCTGCGGCTTGAATGGCTGCAACCTGGGCCGGAGAAAACCCGGCGATTTGATACTGCGGGAGCTGCTGGCCAAGCGGCGTTCTACCGCCTACGTTTAGCGCAAGATTCTCCGCCTCGCGCAGCAAGCGCAGCTTATAGTCCTCGATTTCCTTCGCTTCGCGGACAATCTGTTGCGTGGTGGTGATGTCTGCCATGGTTTTACGCCTTTACAGCGCCACCTTCCAGCGCTTTCATGAGTTTGTACATGCGAGCCGCACCCTTGCGTCGACTGCCATTGCCCGCATTGCGTACCGCCTTGGCCGTGAAGACGAACTCTCCGTCAGACAGCATCGCCGGAATGGAGTCGGACGTCCCCGTGCCAGGGCCGTTGATCGGGCCCGTTTTACGCGGGAACTCCGTCATCTTCATCTCGCCGCCGCGTGCCCGCTGTACCGGCTCTTGCCCGTACAAGAGAGGGATGCCGTACAGGCCGGCTACGTTGTAGGGTTGCGCCACGCCTTGGGGCATGTTCGTGATGCCCGTAGGCATTGACACTGGGGCAGCCGTCTGCGCCATGCGAGCGTATGCGGGAGTTTCTACAAGAACAGGCCCACGAGGAGCTGGCCCCATCGAGCCCCTGGTCAGCCCGTATCCGTACAAATCCAGCTCTCGTTGACGGGCTTCAGCGCGTTCTCTCGATTCTTTTTCCTGCTCAGAAATCTTGTACAAGGGTTCTGGCTCGTCCGCAGGCTTCTTAAATGCCCCACCGGCCGCTGCAACACCAAGGCCGGCCCCCAACAACGGCCCGTACCGCCGCAACAACCCAGCATCCGGTGGCAGCCCAGGACGATCCGGCGAAAGATATTCGCCGTACAAGTCCTTGGCGCGTTGGATCAACCCCGGTGCCGAAGCGCCGGGCAGCGCCCCGGTGCCGATCGCCGCCTGCTGTGAGGGCGATACGGTATCCATCCAACTCAAGTCCCCTTGAGGGGTGGTGGGCGGCGCAAACTGGCTGGGCGGCGGTGTAAAGGGCAATCCACCCGGTTCGCCAGCGGCCGGCAACATGCCTGCTGCCGTGCCGATCCGTTCGACGCCGCCGGCAGGGCCTGTCGCACCCGGAGCACCCGTTCCGGTAACTGCCGAAGCGGTGGGCGACGCAGGGATGGCACCTTCGGCACCGGGCAGCGGCCCTGTGCCAATCGCCGCTTCCTGAGAAGCCGAGGTGACAGGCTGTTGTGGGCCTTGAAGGCCTTGCAACGCACCCGCAGTCAACCCGGCCATCGCACCCGAACGAAGTGCTTCACCCGGTTTCATGCCCATCACCAAGCCTGCGCCAGTGCCCAAAGCAGCCGTGGTCAGACCGGTGTTGAGCGCCGAACCGGCGGCTCCTGGCAAGTAGCTGCTCAAGCCCTTCAACGGGCTGCCAAGGCCTCCAAAGTCGCCGCCACCGCCGATGTAGCCTAGCGCACCCGAGACCAGCGCATCCTTGATGTTTCCACCCGCTAATAGCGTGGTTCCAGCACCGGCAACCGCCGCCGCAGCCGGCGCGCTCATCAAGCCAAGACCCATGGCCCCTGGTCCGAGGACCGTGGCCAACGCAACCGTAGCCAGGACTCGGCCAACCGGCGACTGAACGACCTTTTTGGCGATGTTTACAACGCTTTTGACGACTCCGGTTACTGCCCCAACAACGCCTTTGACCAGTTTCTTGATAAAGTATTCAGGCAGCCCTGTATCGGGGTTGATCGTCCCCGATCCACCCATGCGCTTGAGCATCTGCGCCTCTTCCGGCGTGATGTGCGCAAGCATTGTGTCGCCATGTCGGCCTTTGGACGCCAGATACTGCGCCATGTCCGCTAGGCCACCCTGGGCCATGGCCATAGGAGCAACAGGCTCGGCCATTGCCGGGCCCATGGTTGCCGCTTGTTCTGCCCCTTGGATTTGACGTGATTTCAGCTCGTTGAGCACCGCAAGAACGGCGCTCAAAAACTCCATGTCAAACTCTTCGGGCAGGTCCTCTGGATCCACCCCTTCTGCGATCACCTCTTGCCGCCGTTTTTTGTACTCTCGCGGGCTTTGTAAAAGGTACTCAAAGAGCCCAATGGCGGCGTCTATCTCGTTCGGGGTAAGTTCCATCCCCTGCGAGTTGCGGTCAATCTCGGCACGCAGATCTGTAACTGCCTGGGGATCCAACATCCCCATAGCCGTCGTTGCGGCATCATAAGCATCATAGCTGCTGACCGCCTGCGGGGCACGACCGTTGCCTTGCATGGCTTCCATTCCGGGAAGCGACATGATGCCTTCATTTTCCATGACATTCCTTTCCTTGACTGGCCAATGGCCCTAACGAGGGCCGCGCGCCGGGAAAGGACGCGAGATTGGCTGAGATTATCCGATAGGTCATAGGGCCCTGTCCACTGTCAAGTCCGGTCAATTTCTAGGTAGGAAAGCCAGAAATCGACGTCCGCAACGCTTGAGGTCACCTTCAAGACATCGCCCGCCTCCAAAATGCACGAAACACCCGACAACACGTCCATGGTTTGCATGGTAGGCAAAGCGTATGTCTTCAAAAGCTTGTAGTTGGTGCCACCGCCGCCAGGATAGACGGCAACCGTCAAACTGGTGACGCTAGCGTTCTCGTTGGTCACCCGCAATGACGAAATGATGGCCGCGTTTGCTGCCGGTACGGTGTAGAGCGTCGTCTCCGTGGCGGCAGAAGGCGTGAGGTATTTGCGCAGATACTTGTTGGCCATGTCACATCGCCGATATGAAGTTGATGGTGAGAATCACCGAGGAGATGGCCGGGCGTGTTGGTGTGGTGTCCGCCCCATAGTGCTCCAAGAACACGTCTGTGCTGCTCGCCCACCACGCGATCTCCAGATAATTGACGCTTGGGTCACTAACCGTGAAGATGCCTGTGACCGTTGGAACCACATGAGACCAGGTAGTGGCGTCCTTGCGGGCGGCGATGTCAAAGCGCGTTCGACTGTCCGGAAAATTAACGCCTGTGTCTTTGGCCCAAATTTCTACTTCTTGGGTGGCATTGCTGCGGTTGGAGACCTGTAGCCTGAAGGTCACAAGGTACTGCCCCGAGCACGGGACATAGATCTTACTGTTGTCCACCACGCGGATGCCATTGGCAGCGGCGACCACGTCGTAAGTCAAAAGCTCTTCTGTGGTCGTGCTGGTCAGGTCTTGATCCAACACAGAAAGCAACATCGCGTGCGGCAAGATGATGCCGTTAGAGAGCTGAAACCCGCGTACCCCACCAGCAAACCCGCCGCCTGCACCGCTGCCCGCGGCCATCCAAGTGGATGCCCCAGCTTTGTCGTCGCTGGTAGTGGGCGTGTAGGTGCTATTTAGTTGCAGGATGACCTGCTCAAGTGAGCGCACCAACTGATTGAATTGTTCTGGGCTGTAGGCCGGCGTGATCGCATTCGGCAACCGAACATTGGTGATCTTGCTCATCGCAAGCCATCCGGCTGGATGTCGACCCGCATCGTGCCAAATCGCCAGTTCGTATCAATCTCGTCGCTTTCAATCCGTAGACTGATTTGACGTCCGCGTGCGCGAGTGTCGACTTTCTCCGTGCTTGAGGTAATGACGTAAGGGTCCAGCGAACTGGGCACCGCAGAGGACTGCGGGTAGGGTCTCAGCAACAGGTGAACCGTCAGATTCCCGTCTTGGTTCTTAAAGTCAGGGATGAAACGCTGCATGAACATCATCTGATCGCCATCGCCAATGTCAAAGTACCCAGACTTGATGTACGCCGTCATTGGTTGACCGTTAGCATTTTTGCCGGTTTCTTGGTTAAAGATCACAGATCTCCCTGCGGTAAGGCCATAGATGGTGGAAATGGTAGCCGCATTACTATCCGGATCGTAGAAGCTGGCAAGTGGTCTCTCAAATACACCAGAGTCCCGCCATGCGGTTCGAGGCATCGTCCCTACAGACCAAACATTCTCCAAGTAGTTGTAGGTCACGTAGCGATCGATATAGTCATTGTCGTCGGCGCAATACCACCAAGTCACTTCGTTAAATTTGGTGTTGACACCAGCCGCTACTTTATAGCCTTGTACGGGGTTGAACGCATCAAAGACGTAGTCCTGCACGGTGCAAGGCAGCTTCTTGGTCACCCCATCAAACACAAAGAAAGCGTCTTTGGACATCCAGTAGGCAACACCGTTGACGTCCACCGCTGCGTGCGGTCCCACCACCCCACAGTTAGCACCCAACTGGGTGAAACCAAACGTGTAGGGCGGCCCGATAAACTGCATGCCATGCAGCGCCGTGTCGGTCCAAATTAATATCTGACCGCGAGAACGTGCTGCCGAAATGATGAGGTTGCCGTCGGTTAGACGTTGGCCGCCCGCGGTGTTTGTGGCGGTCGACTCAAAGACGTTGATGTCTTCTTGATTAGAAAACCGGACAAACATTGGATCCTGCGTAGCAGGCACACCGATGGTCCCTTCTGTCCCAAAGCAGACCAAATGCCTGTCAGGCGTTGAGACTAAGGCGAATTTGCTCTTGGTCGGAGCGCCTGCAATCGGGGTGGCTCGCGTACTTAGTCCCAACGTGGGATCCCACTCGTAAATCCCGCCATTACACAACTGCAGGATCAGTTTTTGTCCAAATTCGTCAAATTGCCAGACCCGAGAAAACAGTTGTAAGGCTGCCGTAGCTGGCCGTGCCGTTCCCCAAAAACCTAGTCCATACAGTCCCACTCCCCAACCAAAGTCAAAGAAACTGCGGTCTTGACCTACATTAATCTGGAACGTCGCGGTGGCCGTACCAGCTGCCGTGGCGGTGGAAGTCGCATTTACGGGGCAAGTGATGACAAAAGTGTTGGCGGTCAAAACGTCAACAATTTCATACTCATTATTCAATGTTGCATTAGGAATGCCACCGGGATCCCCCGTTGTGCTGGAAAAGGTGACAAAGTCCCCAACAATGGCCCCATGTGCCGTTGCATTGACTGTCACGGTAGGCAAGTTGATCGTGGTGTCGAACGTCACCGACTTGGTCGTGCGGATTGGCGTGATATCTGCCCAATCTCCGCCGTAGTACGCATATACCTTACGGTTAGTGCCGATTGCAGCGTAAGGAGCACCGCTTAGGGTATTCCAAGTAAAAATCTCACTGACGGATCCGACAAAGTACGTCAATCCACCATCAAGGGGCTCCCAGCCACCGATCTTTTCAGGCAGCCCGTACTGGAAGCGTACGTGGTCGCTGTCAGTCCAGCCGCCCTCCGCCCCGTATTCGGTGTTTTGCTTGTCAATTCCAGGCTTTAAGAACAGTCGTAACAGCGGCATAGTTCACCTATCGGATGGGACCGCCCACGAGCCATGCGTCGCAAGTGCGGTCACCCGCACACTTGAAGTGGAACAGCTCGCAATAACCCAAGTTAGCAGCTTCAATGACCTCGTCCGCATAACCTTCGTGCTCTTCCGGCTCGTCATGTATGCCCTCAGCCATGCATTTCAGCATCTGAGGTGTCTGGATAAACGCTCCACAGTTTCCGCATCGCGCCTTCTTGGCCTCGCGTACCGTGGTATCCCACATGTCCGCCTTCTTCTGCCAGAAGACTCGCGACTCTGACTCCGGATTCAATGGCCCATAGCCATACTCTTTGATCGCATTGTTGCGGTTCTTTAGGTTGATATGGATGTCAACGGTCGCAGTCGGACAAGCCCTGACCCCCTTGGCGTAGGCCTGCTTGATACCGTCAACGATTGCATCTTTTTTCACCGTAGCCATGATTTACCTGTAGCTTGCTGTTTTCTTGGCGATCGTTTTGGGCTGTTTTACAAACTGCTTGCCCTGTGCATTGCCCTTGGCCTTCGCCCGATTGGTGGCCGCCTTCTCCCCAGGCGACAACGACTTCCACGCCGCATCCGGAAGATACCGCTTCTTGCCCTTGCTGGGCTTGCCATCAGACGTGCGCCACTTCTGCGCAGTCCAATCCTTGAGCGACTGCTGCGGGGCCTTCATGACTTGTAGCCTCCGCCCTTCTTCTTATACTGCTGCGCCAAGAGCTGAGCTTTTCTCGCGGACCACTCGCCCGGGTCGCCACCTTTGGTCCCTGCCTTGATCTTCTGAAACAGCGCCTTGCGCATGCCCGGCTTGGTGTAGTTACCCGCTGCGTTTACTTTGGACTTGCTGGTTGCCATTTGTCTACGCCTTTACATAACCCCACCCGACGCCGCAGGCATCGTGGTCACCTGAATATGCACGCTTTGCTGGAGATTGAGCGGCTGGCCGCAGTCGGAACACGTGTCATTGGCTAGTTCCGAGGCGTCCAGATCGTATCCACATGCCTGACAACAAATCTCAACCGCATGCGTAGGCTCGATCGTGCCGTTCTCAAGCGTGCGACATACATTCAGAACTCTCATGCCAGTGCCTCCATCGCCGCAGCGTGCAACGAGGCCCGCTGCTCAAGGCCGATTGTGCCTCCGTTGACGCGCTTTGTCATGCCCTCGACATCTTCTTCATCGGCGAAAAGATTGAGGCCCTTAGACTGCCAAAACCAACCGGCCGATAAGGCAGCGACAACCGGGTCGGTCAGTCGATCCGGGTCATCCAACAATGCTACTCCAAGCGCCTGACCACACCGACGATAATTGTCACGCCCAGTTAGTTGCTTGAGGCCACGCCCACGGTACTTCCACCCATCACCGGGTTCCGTGTTGCCCAAATTCTTAGCCCCCCAATCCCCACCGTAAAGAAGGTTGGCGATTCGCTCTTGGTCAGCAGGCTGATCTTTTGTCCTGCCGTACTTCTTACAGTCTGCCTCACTAATACGGTGTCGTCCAAACATGGCCATTAACGCTTCTACCCGGTAGTTCAGGTTCTCCGTCATGGTGGACAGCCCTGCAGACTCATGCCCAATTTGCGATAAGAATCCCGCTTGCCGCTGCGGCGTGTCGATGCCGTACAGTTGCATGGCGTCTTGAATAGGCTTCAAGAACCGCTCCGCGTGTTCCTTTTTAGCGCCAGTACAGATCATCAGTTCTTCAAGAGTCATTTTTTAAGTTCCGCGGCCAATGCCTCTGTCTTTTCCTTTGACCCCGCACTGGACCCCAAAAAGAAGTTCAGGATCGTCGCTACTACAGTGCCCAGAAGAAACCCAAGGATCGTATCGGCAAACCGAATGTTTAGCTCAGGGATGTTTGTGAACGTGATCAGAAATATGTACACCACCGCAGTAAATGACCAGAACATCGCCAGATACATCACAAAACGCTTAGAAAACCTATCGTCCTGCTGCAGCGCAGCTACCTGCATGGCCCGCGCATCGGCGGTGTTCTTGTTGGCCTGTTCGACCATGAACTCTTCATGCTTCATGGCGGATTCACGCAGAGCTTTGACCTCTTCCTGGCTCATGTCCGGTTTAAGCTCAATGCCCGTCTTCTCTTGTACGTAATCCAACCCCTTGTCAACAACCGCTTGCGCAACCTTCGGCAGGTTGTTTTGCAGGAGCGAAGAGACGATGCCTGCAAGTAATGGTGCCATTTATTGCTCCAACATGAAGGACAGGTTCTTGTGCCGTGGGTAAGTGACTACGCGCTCGCCTTCTGGGCACTTGTACTTGATCGTGGCAAGCAATGTTGCTTTACCCGGCGCAGGGTCTTCTTTGAGCGTCAAGAAGTAGGTGAATGTATCTACTTCGGGCCCAGCAGGCCCAGAGAACTTTGAGTTCGAGGGCACCGCTTCACGAACCACGCCCTTGCCGTCTCTAATGGCTGGGATGAACGACTCTACAGAGCAGTCATCACGCTTCTTGATGCGAGCGACCGTTACTTCAATTGGCGCTCCAATCTTGGAATTTGCCACGTTGAAGTGGTCCGGCGCCCACTCAATGATTGACTTCTCAAACCATCCAAACTTGTCAAATAGCGTATAACCGCCCCCAAGGGCGGCAACACTTGCAGCAACAGCGCTGATAACCTTGGGTATATCCATATTTTCCCTTTAGATGAACATAAGGAACATATTGCCCCCAGGGAAAATCCAGCCGGTGTTGTTGCCCAGGTTGGTGCTATAGAGCGCGTTCCACACCGCCCCACCGGTGGCGTTACTGTCCCGAATAGACAAATACTGGGCATCGACAGTGCCAGAGGCTTTGGACAGGGTGAACTGCGAACCCGGCGTAGAACTGTTAATGGTAATCAAATTCCCAGCAGTACCGGACAAGCCAAAATTTGATACGGTCTGCGTTGTGCCCGCTGTAAACGTCACCGTGGCAGGCTGGGTGTTATTGGTAATATTGTTGAAAGTGTTGGAGCCGCTGATGGTAAGCGCCCCAGCGCCACCTTGGTTGAGGTTGTAATAAGTCAACCCACCTCCGGCAAAAATCTTTGCCGAAGCATTTGTCATGGTTATCGTGGAAGTGCTGGCGTTGATGGTCAGGTTTGTACTTGTCGCGGTGTTCCATGTCGTAAACGCATTACTCCCAGAAACTGTCCAAGTGCCTGTCCCCATATTAAGTGTCCTCGTGTTTGAATTATTCGAGGAAAAATAAACGGTTGTGACATTAAAATTTGCAGCGTCAAATGTGCCCTGCGTAAGCGTAAGCGTATTGTTAGAAGCCATTGCATCCGCAAGCGTAACGGTGATTCCGGAGCCGTTAACCGTTGTGTTGCCAAGAGTTTTACCTACGCTTGTAATGGTTCCAGACGCAAGGAATGTTGGGGCAAAGGATGTGTAAGTGCTTCCAACACCAGCAATCAAAGTCAAGTTGCCATATAAGTTAGTGGTGCCAGAAATTGTCTGTAACGAAGGATTTGCGGTGGAGCAGGTGATGCTTTTGACTGATGAGCCATTAGGAAACTCAACAATTAGCCCCCCTGACGTTGAAACAACTAAATCAAGTACGTTTGAACTTGTTGCTCCTCCCGTGGTGCCAAACGCAAAACGTCCAGTACCTGCGCCGCCTGTCAACGTAACACCACCCGTACCCGACCTTGTAAAGTTGGTAGCGGTATCCATCCGAAATAAATCTATGTCATTACTGGTTAGTGTAATGCCCCCACCTGAGCCAAAGTTTATGCTGCGAACATTGCTGCCGGAGGATGACAACCGAGGCGCGGTTAAAGTAAACCCTGCAAGAGCAATTGTGCCTTGCGTTAGGGTGAAATTTGTAGCAGAAACGCCGACGGTCACTGCGTCAGCAAGCGTGACAGTAATTCCGGAGCCGCTAACCCCCATGTTTCCAATTGTTCGACCTAAAGTCGAAATAGTCGCGGACGCAATAAACTGAAAGCCTACGCCTGTGTAAGTTCCGCCTGCGGCAAGAGTCAGATTTCCCGCAACATTTAGTACGCCCCCACCAGTACCGCCCAGGACAGTGCATGTACTCCCAGTAAAGATAAGGTTTTTGAAATAACTGCCGCTTGAAATGGTTGCTTGGGACGCACCTGCATTGATTGTGAGGTTGCAAGCATTTGATGCGGTGCCACCCGTCGGGCCAAACTGTATAGTGGAGGTTGCTGCCTGATTGCGAGTAAAGCCCCCACCACTGGTAGTCATCGTAAAGTTGGTGGCCGTTGACATAGATAACACGGTCGCTGCTGCGGTAGTGCTTGTCAGCGCAATGTTGCCTGAACCAAAAGAAATTGCGCGAGTATTGCTGTTACTGGAACTAAAATTTCCAGTGCTTAAAGTAAAGTTTGCAAGCGCGAGAGTCCCGGCAGTCAGAGTTGTGGTGTTTGTAATACCCGTCGTCATCGCATCAACAAGCGTAACCGTACCAGCGGCAGTATTGACCGTTGTATTACCAAGTGTTTTACCTACGCTTGTAACAGACGCGCTGGCAAGAAATGTTGGGGCAAGAGCTGTAAATGTGCCGCCAGACGATAAGGTCAAATTCTGGTACATGGAAATAGAACCAGAGGCGGTGCAACCACTGCCCGTAAATGTCAACGCTCTAAATCCTGTGCCGCTCAAGGTTAGCGCATAAGTTCCACCGGTAAAACTAAAGTTTGGAGCATTGGTAGCACTTGGGCTGGCATGATTACAGGTCACCGATATGGCTGTAGAACCCGTAGAACTTACAGTTAGTGTTGGTGCGCCAGTAATTGTGCAGGTTGACGGTGAAGTCCAAACGGTGCCCGTAGCGTTAAGCGTTTTGTTTTGACCGGCCGTTGCCAGTGTACCCGTGAAACCGGTGCAATTGATGCTTCTTACTGTCGCACTAGCACCGCCCCAAGTAACCGTTACGGCCCCTGATGCCGCATCAAAAAACACATCATCGGCGGAAGTTGGTACGGCCTGACCGCCAGCCCCGCCGGACGTTAACGCCCATTTGGTGCCCGCAGTGCCATTCCAAGTGTTCGTGCCGCCGACCCAGTACCTTGCAGCCATGCTTTACTCCTGCGGAGCTTCGACGGCAGGATTGACCACGGCAAGCCAGTTGGTCAGGCGTTCTTGCTTCATGGCCTCCAGTTGCTCATCAGACAGGCCGTGATCATCGGGCAGATGTAACGCATCGCAAAACGAGCCAAACGGGGTGTCAAATTTGAAGATGATTTGCATGATTTCTCCTTATGCTTGCGTAGTGACCGCAACAACATCCCAACGGGTGTTTGCAGCGTTGTAAATGCACCCAACATAAGTCATCTTGTTTGCGGTCGTCGTGGTCGGAAGCGTCGTTCCTATGACCGTATAAGTACCGTCCCAAGTCAAGGCTCTTGGTGTTCCGTTGTCTAAAAGCCGAAAGATCAGCCTGTTGCCATCGACCGGGGTGCCCGTTGGGGCGTTGATTGCCAAAGCAGCGGCCTGAGCCGTAACAGCGTACTGATCAAAAGAACTGATGTCAGGGGTAATGGAGGCTGTGGAAGCAGTACTCGATACACGCGGGTCAATCCGTTTGTTCGTCAACGTCGCCGTACCGTTAATGGTCGTAAAACCATTAGAAGCATTTGCCGTGTTCCCTAACGCCGTTGCAACATTAGTGCCCAATCCGGCAACACCGGTGGATATCGGCAATCCCGTGCAACTGGCCAAGTTCCCTGAAGAAGGCGTACCCAGCACCGGTGTCAAAAAAGTTGGACTTATAAGGTAGTCCACCATTTGCACGACATCCGTGCCGTTGACATATACGTGTGCTTTCCTGCCGTTGGGAATGGTGACCCCGGATCCCGCGGAGGTCTTGACCGTTATACTTTGCGCACCGGTTGTGTTGTTTTGAACAATGTACTGTTTCTGATTAGTCGGGACAATCAGCTCTCGTGTCACGGTCAGACTGACTGACGAAGTCACATTGAGCACAAGCGCTCGAGCAGTCTGCGACGCGTTGCTGTCTGTTAAAGAAATCGTCAGATTGGCGTCCGAAGCGTAGTCAGGATTGCCCAACCCCACAATGGCTTGCTCAAGCGCTGTTCCTAAGTTGGTGTTAGTCGTGCTGCCCCACGTGCCGGAGTTCTCCCCGGTCGCCATTAATTCGATTTTTAGGTTGGTTGAGTAGGTACTAGGCATTGCGCTTTCCTTTACGAGACAACCGGAACCCAGACCACTGTGTTCCCGTCATTAACAATTTGCCATGTTATGGCTTGACCATCATCCACGGCCTGCCAATTAACAGTCTGACTGCTATCGACTCCCTGCCAACTTGAGGCTTGCGCATCATTTACAGCTTGCCAGTTGGGAACTTGATCGTCGTTGATTACACTCCATACCAACGCCGATGATACAAATCCGGTCGCTGTTACTCCAATGGGATAGACAGTTGCATTGCCCGCCACCGTAACAGCACCAACAGCGCTCGTGCCGGCTACCCCTGATACGGGCACGTCCGCGCCCGCCTGTGCCTGCGCAATGCCAACTTCACCCGTTGCAAAGACGCCTGTTACATTGACATCGACGCCACAGATTACGCTAACGCTGCCCACCGCGCCAGTAGCGGAAAGTCCCGTTACAGAAACAATGGCGTCTGCGGTGATCGCTACCGTGCCGACCGCGCCATTGGCCGCGATACCGGTAACGGCAACATTAGCAGTCCCAGTTGTGGTTACAGAACCAACGAATCCGGAAGCCGTGACACCAGTGACAAAAATATCCGCATTAGCTGAAACGGTGACTTGGCCAACTTGGCCCAATGCGGCTAAACCACTAACGGGTACGTTACCCTGACCAGAAACGGCAACTTGGCCAACATTTCCGGTTGCCGAAATTCCGGTCAACGAAATGTCGGCTGTACCCGTGACATTTACCGTGCCAACTGCGCCAGTCGCTGAGAGGCCGGTAACAGGTACATCGGCACCCGCTTGGGCTACAACCTGCCCAACCAGCCCCGTTCCAGCTACGCCAGTTAGAGTAACCAGGGCCGTGCCGGTAACCGCACCGGACCCAACGCTGCCCGTCGCCGATAGGCCCGTAACAGAAACATTGGCCGCGCCAGCGACCGCAACTGACCCAACGCTGCCTGTTGCAGATAACCCTGTAACAGAGACATTAGCCGCACCAGCAACCGTAACCGACCCGACGTTGCCTGTTGCAGATAACCCCGTAACAGAAACATTGGCTGTTCCCGTTACAGTGACCGACCCGACGTTGCCTGTTGCAGATAGCCCCGTAACAGAAACATTGGCTGTTCCCGTTACAGTGACCGACCCGACGTTACCGGTAGCCGAGACCCCAGTAACCGATACGCCTACTCCCTCGGCAACAGTAACTGTTCCAACCGCACCCGTACCGGTGGGCAGAGCCGCAAGACTCTGCCCCCACGGGTCGTCACCCCAGCCTACGCCGGAGGCATTCCACCCTTGGAATGCAACGGTTGCATCAGCCACCTAGACTCCTTAAGCAATCCGAATGATCGCACTGGTCGAGTCAGCAGTCGGGAAGATGATAGTAAAGGTGCCGCTGGTTGAGGTCTTAGCGCCCCCAAAGTCCAGCACAACAACGGATGGATCGCCCACTGCACTGTCGTTGTAAATCAAAGCGCCATATGCTGTGATGGTGGCGCTGGTGAAGGACAGGTCAGCAAAATCCGTGAACGCCGTTGTACCAGAGCTGGTCGGAGTCACATTTGTCAACGTGCCGCCGCCCGCCGAATACGTACCAGAAGCCCCAACCTCACCAGAAGACGTGTAAGCCGTAGTGGCGGCAGTAAACGACGGGGTATTGTCGTACAACGCCAACTTGAACGTGTTACCCGTACCATTGGTAAAGTTGTGCACGGCTTGCATAAGTTCGACTTTGAAGCTGGTACACATAAAGTTGCCAGAGAAGGCCATGATCACTCTCCAATTAAATGAACAAGTTCAGGATGACCGGCCTCGCGAACCCGCATGGCAATCGTGGCACGATCCTGTTCAACAGCTTCTTTCAAATAAAACGCCACAACTTGCCGCACGGCATCCTTGAAGGCTCGAGCTTGTGCCTGAACAGCCGGATGAGACTTGTCCCCAACATACACAATTTTGTCAGCGGCGCGTTGCGCTAACTCTTCGATCGTCCAGCCCCGGTGTTCAGTCGTAGCAACCTGAACACCGCTAGTGAGCACTGGTGCTGAAACTGTAATCATGGCCCTGGAGACTCCGATTTAAGCGGAATGCGCAGCATTCCGTCTCTGTATTCATCCCGACGACGACGGCCTTGCTGTTCATTGCCAAGACCCTGTAGCGCCTCTTGATATGCTGCTCGGAAATAGTCCATCATTTCTTTTGGACCCTTAGTGTAGCTGTATGCCTGAATCAGGCAGGCGTACAACAGTGCTTCAGGCGCGTTATTACTGATCCACGTCGTAGTGTTTGTTGACGACAACTGCGCGGGCCGGTAGATGTATCCCATCTCAGCCGTAAACGACGCATTAGGCGTTGGCGCCACGTAGAACGTGTTTTGATCCCATACGGAGTAGTACTTTGGGACGCCTGTACTTGCACCATTCGGCCAATACTCCTTCATGAAGGACGTGTCCCGAAAATCCAAAAAAATCTGATCCGTTCCCGACGTGATCATCAGGTATCGATGGGTCAGTATGTCCGATGGCGCCGTCAAAAACTTGTTGCCCGAAGTCATGTTGCCACTGACCTCGAGCTTGAACACGTCCAAATCAATCTGGCGAAGGATCTGGTTCTCCGCCATGGTGATGAAGGTATTGATCACAGAGTTTGTGAACACATTTGCGTTCACCTCTGTGTAATTCCGGATGTTGGTGACAAGCTCATCGTAGGTCATGACGTGCTCACTGTGACAGACCCGACGGAACCCAAGGCAATGAGCGCTTGGCCCTGTACATAAGGCCGCATGTCGTTGGTGCCTCGCGCACTACCATAGCTCTGAAAAGCGGTGAAGCCGGGAGCCCCAACAAAAACAGAGACCGGTTCGATCCGATCAGGCCTCGGATCGCGTAGCGCAATCGCATCACCTCGATAGCGCAACGGCTCGAGCTGCGGCTCTTTAGGCTCATAGTCGTCTGGGCAGACCATGTAGCCTTCCCAGTTCTTGCGCAAGACATTGTACGGATACCGCTGTCCGCAGAAGTCGCAGAGCGCAAGCGCGTATTTGCCAGTTGCATACGCCACTTCACACCCCTAGATCGGGCACAAACTGCACGCTGGCAGTGTCCCGATCTTCCAAAGCGGCTCGCTGAAAGTCCTCTTCGTAAATCGCCTTGAGCGCCGCTGACCGATCAGGAGCAAACTTGAGCGACAGGTAGTAGGCAAGGCCCGACGCCAAGCACGGCAAGAACCTAAAGTTTACGTCCGCCGTGTTGGTGTAGTCGCCCGCATCTTGGATGCGGCGGATGCGATAGTAGACAAAGGTGTAGTTCTGATCGGCCGCAGGGTAGAAAAAAACCTTCGGTGTGTTGGTCCGCTGCACATAAAACTGCGCCGGCCGCGCCTCTGAGGTCTTGTTCGGGACGTTCAGCCAGTCCTCGCGACTGATGCGTTCAATGTAGACGTCAGTGTTAGTGCCTTGGCTGTTTTGGCGGATGATCGCCTCCAACACGTTCACCGTGTCGGTCGGCAACGTGATCTCATTGACGCCTTGCGTCAACGCGTATGTCGCCTGCTCGATGGTCCAAAGGTTCAAACCACGATTGGCCCAGTCCAAGAAAAGCAGATTGAGCGAGCGGCGTGCGGTGTTGAGCTGATATCCGCTCTGCGGCCGCATGCCACAACGCTCAAACGCCTCCTCAACAAGGTCGTCAATCGACAGGTTGAAGTCAGTGGTGCCCGAGGTGGCCATTTAGGAGCACATCCCGCCTTTGCGATAGCCCTTGACCATCCCACCGCCCATGTAGCCCTTGACCTTTTTGCCCATGGCCATGCGCTTGTGCTGATTGATCGCGCCGCCCTTGGACATCATCACAGGACCCGTCTTTTTGCTGGTCTCAGAGACCATCTTGTTGGCTGGACCGCTCTCCACGGCACCACCGCCACGCGTCGCGCAACCCATTCCACGTCCGGCCATGATTATTTCCCCTTTTTCATTGCCCGACCGCGCGCGTCAGCGGTCTTGGTTTTCATGGCACGGCCCATCTTGTCCGCCATGCCGCCCTTTTTCATCTTGCCCACGCCATCGGCCGCGAAAGAAGGCACCATTTTGCCTCCTTTTTTGACCATCTTCATCTTGCCCATCATCGGATTACCCTGCCTTTCGGATTTCGTCCAGTTTTGCTTCCAGACGGTTAAACCGTTGATCAACGTGGCTGACAAAACGATCGATTCGCTCGTCAACCTCCTTACGCGTGACATGGTCGCGCGCCACTTCCTCGCGGGTTTTGTTGAGAAGGATGCCTAAACGCGCCAATTCATCCACCTTACTCTTCAACAAAAACCCCATGACACCTACCACCGCAGTCAAAACCACGTTCCAGACCATCATTTCCACAGGTTAGCACCTCCATCGCCTGCGCGCCTGTCGAATTCGACTGTTTGGATCCTTGGCTGCCTCTGGAAACATCTTCATCTGGCCCGCCGATCGCGCGCAAAACGACGCCCGTCGTTTAGAACGAGCGGGCGACGGGTCCTTTTCAGTCACTGCCGTTTGCAGCTTGCTACCAGGGTTGGCACGCCGGTAAGCGGTCACCCCCTTTTTGGTCATGCCAGCACCTTGCTTGGTGGGTCGGAAATTGCCCGACTTCACCGAAGTTTTGATGCCCATGCCCTTTTTGGTAGCCATTACGCAGCAGCCCCGCCCTCAAAAAGCAGCGTCACACTGGTGATCTCGGCCGAGCTCAGGTCAATATAGATCCCGTTCTCAAATAAGATCCCCATGTCGGGGATGATGAGATCCTGCGAGCCAATTGCTGCGGGCGACGACAACGTCAACTTGGCCGTACCACCACTCGTGCTCCCGTCCTTGAGAGTAATCGTGGCAGAGGTAGCCGTGTGCGTGAAGTAGACCCCCAGCAAACGCGTGCGGCCAGAGACCGCTGCCGCAGCAGCAGTCTTCCGTACCGACTGAATGTTGCTGAAGCTCATGACGGCCTCCTATTAACGGGTGGCCGCTGCGAAGATGTAGTCAACAGTGGTCGTCCGAGTCCCCGTGGCACTGCCCGACAGCGACATGGCGGCAAGCGCCAGCTCGGTCGTCGGAATGTTAGTGCTGTGATAAGCAACCTGGGTGCGGTCGATGTAGAAGAACACTTGGCCCGTGCCCACGACCCGAATGCCTAGCGTCACATACGTGTTGTCAACGAGGTCAATACCCGAGTCCGTGGAGGTTTCGGTGCCGCCCGACTCGGTCTTGCACAGGATCGATGCATTGCCGTCGTCGATCTGGAAGCAGATCCGATCGGCAGCGGTCAGCATGTTCTCGGGGTTGGTCGCAAAGTTTACCGTCAGGCCCACGCAAATGTCGGTCTGATCAGCGTCGTTGCACTTGATTTTGGTCTCAAACCAAAGCGACTTGTCCGCTTGCGCTTTGAAGATCTCATTGCCCTGCACCGACGCGCCGTCGTTGTCGGTCGTAGCGGCAGAGGTCAGCTCGAGAACACCGTTGACAATATCCGCGCCAATGCCGGCCGAGGCTCCAGAGTCTTTGACCACGGTCCAGTCATTGGTCGAATCCAGCGCAACAGCCGTGAAGTCGTCCATGTACGTGACGACGTCAGTGTCAACAGCGGTGGTGAGATCGGTGCCCCAGGCACCGGTTGCGCCTTTTCCAGAGTACTGGAGCGGGCCGGAGTAGTGGGTAGCAGCCATAACTTTCCTCACATGCGAGTGATAGTGCGCCTGTCTGCATGTCGTCAGCCGGGACTGTCAGACGCACCGAGAATGACCCCGGAATGCCCTCAATATACTCGATGTTGAGGGAAAGAAAAAGGGGGCCGAAGCCCCCTTTTCTAGGCCATCAGGCCCCAGGCGATCCAAACAAGCCGCGCGGATCGCTAAAGCCGAAGCTGTAGCGCTCGCGAGCCTTGTAGCGGACGTTGCCAGTGTCGAAGTCGCCCTCGAAACCGGTCTTGATCGCCACGCGCGAGAACATCTTCATGCCGTTCGGCGCATCGGTCTTGATGAACCATGCGTCGGGGTCGGTCAGGAAGTGGTTCACAGTGTAGCCCTGCGGAACCATGCCCATGTTCCGAACCGCGTTGATGTCGTTGTCAGCCGTGCCAACACGAAGCGTGGACTTCATGATGCGGTCGGCAGTAAACATCAGCTCTTTCGGAATGATGAGCTTTAGGCCCTGAACAGCGATCTTCAGGCCACGCTCGTCCGTGAACGCGGCGATGTCGATCAGCGCCTGCTCAAGGGAGGTCTCAGACAGGTCAGCCGGAACGGTCAGCTCGTTCTTCAGGTCCGGGCCGCCCAGGGTCGGGTGATCCAGAGCACAAAGAGGCTTGCCGTCACCGCCGATCGAGGTGTCGAACGCGCCATTGAGCACGGCCGCCGCCTTGATCTGCTTGGTCTGCGACATCGAACGGGCCAGCGCCTTGGTGTAACGCGCAGACAGACGATCGTAGAGGTTGTCCTCCACGGCTTCTTCGGTCAGCGAGAACGCCAGCGCGATGGTCTCGTGCGTGTAGCGAGCGGTGTAGACTTCTTGCGCTTGGTCGTATGCAACGCCAGCACCTTCGGTCTTGACCGGAGCCTCGCCGAAGCCCGATTCCATCACCTCTTCCTCGAACGCGCGGTCAGAGGTCTCGATTGCATAAATTTCGGTGTGTTCCTGCTCGTAGTTTTTGTACTCCAAGCCGAACAGAGCATTGAGACCGGGCTCAAGCTCTTTCACCAGTTGTGCACGTGAAATTGCCATGATTAAGCTCCTTGACCGGCAACACCAGCACTACCGTACAGGTGCTCGTTAATCTTCACCACAACCACAGCATTGGTGCCAAAAGTGTTGCCTGGAACATCCCACAGGCCAACAATCTTCAGGTTCAATGCGGCCGTTTTGTCAATGGTGGACGAATCCAGTTCCATCGTCGAAACGCCCGTGGTCGTGCTACCGCCGGTACCCACAACGTCAGCGTTCATCCCCACTTGAGTCTGAGCAACCGACTCATCTACTTGGATGATGAACAACTGGTTGGGATCATCAATCACGTCGGCGATGATCTTGCCTTGCGTGATGTTGATCGAACCTGGATAAAAATTCTTCCAAGTCGGCTTGCCAGTGGTTGGGTCAATGTAATTGCAGCCGTTAAACACACCCACCGCAGCGGTATGGGTTGCAGGTGCAAACTTGACGAGGTAACCGTCATAAACGGTGACCAAGTCGCCTTGGTAAATCGCCCCGGACTGGTTATCGGCAATCTCGTATCCGTACTGCTTTTGGCCGCCAGTGGCGGACAGATTGCCGAGGGCACGCAGACCAAAGGGCTTGTCAACATTAGCCATTTGATGGTTCCTTCAAAGGGGTTACTGGTCTTTCGACCCGCCAAATGAGACTCGAGATCTGCGGGTTGGGCGTTCGATGACCATGCTCGAATGCGCATTGGCCTTCATCAGCTCATTGTCCGCAGCTTGAAGCTGATCTCCCGCTCGTTGTTGGTAGTACGCGTTTCGTTCCTGAACTGTCTCTTCGGGGATACGGGCCAGAAGAAGGGCACCGACGCTAATCACGCCAGCATGCCGACCATCTTCAGGACTGGATGAGTGAAAGTCAGGGTATTCATCGGCACGTACCAGTTCGTAGCCTTCGCGAAGACGGCCTGCGACGTTGGTACGGTCTTGAATGCCTGCTGATTCAGCTCGAATCCAGCGGTGTTTGTATCCGGGAGGCGGCTCAGGTGCATCAAGCCGCGAAGGTGCCTGCCACGGACGACGTCGCGTAATCTTCGCGCGAAGCTCTGCGTCTCGCGAAGTACGGTTAAGAGCTGGAGCAGCTCCTACTACAGGTTTAACGTCACTCATGATCACTCCTTCACGTACTTGGCGTATTCCTCAAGCGGAACACCCAGTTTTTTGGCAATGGCCACCTGACTTGGAGTCAGACGTACCGTGCGGCGTGCAGCTTGGTTGATCCCGGAAGACCGGGAAGCGGGTGCGACCGGCTGCACGTTACGCGCCGCCCCGTTTTGCGCACCGGAAAACTTCTTTGGAAAAGCGTCCCGGATACGTCGATCCAATTCATGATAGTACTCGTCAGAGCTGGCGTCAAACCCCTCCGCCTCAATTAGCTGACGGTGTATGCCCCACGCAGCATGTGTCATGGCCGTATCGCGCCCATACCACGGGTTGCGCTCCGCCCAATCCTCTACCTTTGGATCGACCTGACGTTGCTGCTGTGCAGGCTGTTGATATGCCACCTGCTGCGCGGCTTGCTGCTGTTGCGCTACAAGATTCTGCTCATAGGCTTGGCGCTGCGCATTTTGCGCCTGGACAGAGGCCTGCTCCATTGTCAGCGAAGTCAGGCGCTGTTGTGCCTCTGTTTCCGTGTCAACGTCGCCTTCTTCGCGCGCTTTGCGAATGATCTGCTTAAGCGCCATGACCTGCGTTTCAATACGGCCCGTAGCCTCGGCCACGCGCTGCTGATCCGTGTTCAGGTACTGGTATTCAAGCTGCTGGGCCCGCGCCTGTACGTTTCGTGCGTAATCAAGTGCCGCCTGCTCGCGTCGCTGCGTCTCCCGCAGCCGCGCCGTCAGTTTGTCGATCCGTTTTTTGACGTTTTCGCTGTATTGATCCAGCTCGCCTCGGTCACCGTGATCACTTTGATCGCCGCTGGGGGCAACAACCTCCGGGGGCTGTGGCTTGTCAATGACTTCTGCCTGCCCGTCCTCACTAAGCCTGACGGTGGCGGGTGCTTCGTCCTCTCCAATCTTAAACTCCAACTGCTCACCACTCATGATGCTCTCCTTTACATGTGCAGAATGTTTTCTGGATCACTGACCACGCCCAAAACCTCGTCGTCATTGATCAAACGGATCTCCCCACCATCGATGGGAATGCGTGCGCCTGCATATCGGCCGAAAATGATCCAGTCCCCCTCCTTGCACCACGCGCCGGTGGGAAATTTGGACTCATCGTTGTACGCCAGACTGCCAACCTTCAATACGTAGCCGCAAACGGTCGCAAGATTGGATTTGCGCTGAGTCTCCTCGGCCAAAACAATTCCGCCCTTGCTTTTTTCCGCGCCACGATAAGGAAGAATCGCGATCCGCCAACCTGTAGGCGTTGGGATACGATCCAGTACAGTCTCATGAAGCTTTGACGGGTCAAAGCCGTCCTCGGTATACGAGTCCTCAAGCCTTGGTCCCTTGTTCTCAGCCTCTTCGCGCCACTTGCGCTCCAATGCCGTCAAGCTTTCGTCTGCTACAGCTTCCATCTGCATCTCCTAGTCAAGAAGGTCTTCGTCCGAATGCTTTTTCAAAAGCCCTTTCACGGATTCTTCGACCATCCTCAACCCTTCGAGCCGTCCCATCATGAAGCGATAGCGCTCCATGTCGGCAATCGTGCCGTTTAGCACGATCTGCTCTGACTGATGCTGTAGCTTTCTGACTTCTTTCAGAACTGCTTCTGCAAATTCGAGCATGGTGATTCCATGAAAGCAGTCGGTTTACCACACCGACTGAAAGCGGTCTTACAGAGCCTAGTATATGCGAACCGGGCGATTGCCGTCCTTCTTTTTGACAATCTGCACAGCCTTCTGCACTCCTTTGGGCGTCGAAATCATCGTTCCGCCCTTGGCCATCTTGCGCGCCTTGCCCGCCTTCTCGTATGCAATAGCCGCCGCCTGCTTGGTGGCCGCTTTTACGCTCTTGGGCTTGCTCGTACCAAGCTTGCCCGACTCCTTGTACGATCGGACCATCTCACCAATGTTGGAACTAATGGTCTTTTGACTTGAACCACGTTTAAGCGGCATTTCTAGCTCCTTGAGATTGCATGGTCTTGACTTCCTGCAAGCGCAGGCGTTGCTGGTTGAGCTGATTGTTCTGCTGAAGCTTTTGTTGGTCAAGTCCCAAGCGCTGTTGCTCCATCTGAATGCGTTGTTGATCGGCCTGCGCACGCTGTTGAATCTCCATGCGTTTCAGTTCGATCAACGGATCCTCTCCACCCTCGCCAGAAAGCTTGCCTTGCAGGTCTTTCATCTCCTGCATGTACGTCGCAACCTTGATGGCGACCATGCCTTCCTTCTGGATTGGCGAAACCATGCGGTCAGGATCAGTGCCATACGTCTTGAAGAGGTCTGCTTCCACATCCTCCTCCGCTTTCAGCCGGATGTGCTCCAAAATATGCTTTTGCAACTCCATTGCCGACATCGGATTGGACTGCAAGAGCGGTGACATGCCCATCATCAGGTGTGCGGCGATGTGTGCATCATGTTGCTGGCCTGCAAACGCCTTCAACTTCATGCCGTTCAGTACATCGCTGTTCTCGGCCGCCGGATCACGGGGCATATTCGTGTTTTGGGGCATCAAAATGCCGTCGATATCCCGAATGTTGAGCGCCGCGTACATCCGATAGTACGCCTCGTACATGTTGTGCATGTTCGGCGCGCTCTGGGCAAGCTGCAACTGCATCTGAGCAAGCTGAATACGCTGCGCAGTGCTGAAAATGTTGGGATCGGCCACCGGCTGGACCGAAACCATGCGACTGAAGTCCGCCTTTTTGATTCGGCGGCTTGCTCCAGGCACATCGTAGGGGTATTCGTCCGGCAAATAGTACGCAAAGCCCTCAAAAAGCAGTCTGAACTCGAGCGTTTGCGCATAATGAAGCCGTTTGTGGATGCTCGACATCACCATCGAGCCCCGTTCCAGGAGCGCAAGCGTCGTTCCGACCTGCGCGTACTGGTTTCCATCCCCCACTTGCATGTCCGCTGTGCTCGAAAGCCGCTTTCCAGCGTCCACCAAGAAGCCCAACAGCGCAAAAAGCACTTGACTGGGCTCTTTGTAGGGCAGCGGCATGAGCGACGCGCTCAATTCCGCCCCACCCGCATCAATATCGCGCCATTCCCCAGGCTGGATCGGGTCCGAATCGTCCGCGATCCGCGCGCCTTTGGCCTTGAACCCCGCCGGCAGGTTCGCCAGCGTGCCCGCATCGATCAATTGGCGCAGCGCACTGGTCGCTGCCTTGGACAAACCACCAATCAAGTGCACAAAACCAAGGCCATAGGCCCCCGGACCCTCAACCAAGACGTAGTGAACGAAGTAGTTCCGACGATTTTTTTGCTCGTCGTTCTCTTTCCAGTTCCTCCGAATGCCTATAACCTGCAACGAATCCTCGGCCAAGGTCACCACATAGGGCAACTTCACCCCAGTTGGGTTGCCATCTTCGTCCTTGTCCTCAAAACCAGGGATGTCTAGGTCAACCAACTGCTCAAGCAAGAACACTTCGCCCACGTCATCGGTCGGCTGCACGCCCACAACCTTGTCCGTTGCCGCTTGGATGGGGCTCGGATCGGCTGGCGCGGCCGACGTTTCCACCGGGATGTCCAAGTACTCACCCGCAAGCACCCGCTTTTTGTACTCGTTCGAATCCATCGCGATGCGATGCGTCAGTCGCGGGCACTGGGACACGACACTTGAGCCGTTATACGGGATGTACACGTCATCGGCCAAGCAAAGCTTGGACACCATGCGCTTTAGCTGATGGTCGTAGTAGACCTTCTTGAACGTCGAGCCGCCGTAGCCGGTGTAAAAGAGGAGCTGGTCGAACTCGGGCGTGTACTCTTCCATCACGGTCGTGATTTGGTAGTTCATAAAGTCCTGCACGCGACCTGCCTGCTGGTACTTCTCGACCGTTTCTTTGCCCATGATTTGCGTGCGCACAGGGCCACCCGCCGGCAGGAGCTCTTTCAAAGCCTGCGCCTGGAACTGGATGATCGCTTCCATCAGCATGGGATGAGCGACGCCCGCCGCGCCCCGGAAGGGCTTCGTGCGCTCTTCCATCCGCAAGCCCAAAAGATCAAGGCCCTTGGCGAACATGTTTTCCCAGTCGGACCGCGAACCCTTGTCCGCTTCGAACATCGCCGATACGTCGATCGAGATCTTGGCCAAAGCCTCCGGCTCGATCACACCCGCGAGGTTGGCGTAGAAGTCAACCTCCTCAGCTTCGTCGCTTCCGATTTCGATTGTCGCGCCGCCGTCTTCGTCGATCTCGATTTCAATGTCAACTGGCTCGTCTTCGAGCGCGATGATCCCGAGTGACGGGGCAGGATTTACAGACTTGTCGATAGGCATGATGTGTCCTTGGCGTTATCTAAAACGCGCGGTCTTCTTGGCAATGGCCTTGGGCTGTTTGACGAACTGCTTGCCAGCGGCCTTGCCTGCCCGCTTGGCTCTTGTGGTCGCTGCGTATTCTTGCGGGGACAAGGACTTGATGGCGGCCTCCGGCAGATAGCGCTCGCCGGTCTTAGAGGATGGCTTACCGCTCTTGGTCCGCCATTTTTGGGCGGTCCAATTTTTCAGGCTTTGCTGCGGCGCTTTCAATCTTTATACCCTCCGCCCTTGGCCTTGTACTGCTTCGCCAAGAGCTGGGCTTTTCTCGCGGACCACTGGCCTGCGGCCGTACCTTGCGTTGCCGAGGCCTTGATCCTGCTGAACAAAGCTTTCCGCATGCCGGGCTTCGTGTAGTTGCCTGCTTGGTTCACGCGGCTCTTACTTGCTTTGGTGCTCTTGGTTGCCATGGCTGTGCCTTCGCTCACGCGGCCTTCAGTTTAGCAAGCTGGCCCTTGGCCGTCGAGGTGTCTACAAGACCCCCTTGAGCGTAGCCTCTTTGAAGTTGATCTCCAAGCTTTGACATCCACGTGTCCAAGATGTCTTGTGGCATCTCGTTTTCAACCGCCATCTGCCTCAATTCATCCAAAGAGTAAAGGCCTGGAGGAATGGTCTTAGAGAACCCTGGCAGGCGCTGGCCTTCGGTCACACTGACCAGTCCAGCGTTTTGAAGATCACCGATCGATTCCCAATTGCCGCTTCTTACGAAGTCCTGCACGAAAGGCAAGTACTTTTCCTTGGGCGCGGCATTGCTCTTTCCCTTGATCTGAGTGATCTGGCTGAGATCGTTTTTTCCCTCCATAAGCTCAACCACTCGCTCTGCAAAAGCTTGGCCACGGAGCCCTTCTGCCCGCGCCTGTTTTGCTGCTTGATCCTGAGAAATACCTGGAGTAGAACCGACCTCGATCGTCACGTGGGGTTCGCCTTTCTCATCAACCAAAGAGTAGACTTTTGCTCGTCCGCTTTTGATGGCTTCCCAGCCGCCATGGCCGTAACTGGGATTACCAAACCTTTCGGACGCCTCTATCCAGTCGGGATGTCCTTTTGGAGGCTCGTACCCTCGAACAGAGTGCCCCATGGCCTCAGACTCGGCGACAAAGGACCCTGGACGATTGAGCTCAATCCAACGGAATTTTTCTGGGTATTCTTTGTAAACCGGAAGCCCCTCCCTGGCTGACGCGCGAGCTGCGTTTGCTTTTGCAATCAGCTCCTGGTCGTATTCAAATGTCCTGCGAACTGCTTGGTCCATTGACACCTTGTTCAACTGTTCGGGACGAATGCGCCCGCTGGCAAGGTCTTCCCGAAGAACATCGACCACGTGGTCAAACCCGAAGTTCCTCATAAGACCTCTGGCGGTGTAGACCTGGGTCTCGTCTGGCAGCTTGTAAATCCAAGGGTTCTGAATTGCCAAAAGCTCATCATCCCCCTCGTTAAACGACTTGTCGTTTTTGTAAAACGACGCAGGCCTGGGATCAATCATGCGGTCCGTCAAATCTTCCCATGCTTGGCCTTGAGCGGTCTGCGACACAGGTGCTGGAGGCATGCCGGCCGTCGTGCGCTTTTGCGCAAGAGACATTCCTGGGGTCAGTTGTAAATTTTTGGCAACAATCCCTTGTTCCGCGAGCAGTCGAACGGGATCGTCCACCGTGCCCATTTCTTTTTTGACATAGTTCGTCAGGTTTCGGTCGATCCACTGGTTTAAGGCAACATTCTTCGGCTCGTCCTCAAGCCTTCTGATTGCATTGTCCACCTGCCATTGGGAGGCATAGGGCCTTGGACCGGGCTTGTTTGAGATTCCCGCAATATCTTCCAACAGGGATTTTTCTTCCGCTGTCATTTCGTCGCTTTTGAATGCGGCCAATTGCTCTTCGACAGGGCCTTTGAGCCAGTTCCCTCCCTTGGGCTTGATGACATACGACGCTCCTGCGGGGCCCAAGGCACGGTTGTACTGCTGGAAGTCCTCGGCCAACATTCGCGCTGCCTCGCCCGCTTTCTCCGCGCCACGGGCCGCTGCACGCACCGGTGCCGCCGGGTTGACAAGGCTGCTTCCGATGTCGGCGGCTGAGTACAGGGCGCGCTGCGTGGGGTCCGTAGGCGGCTCAGGCCGCACGCCAAGGTCCGTCATTTTTTGCTTGATCCACTCACTGCCCATGACCGGGCGCTCTGAGCCCAGCCCAGCCGGCGTCAAGAGCATGTTCGCCAAGTCAACCGGCGCACCGACGAGGTTGTACGGCATGTTCGCCACGCCCTGCGCAACTGCGCGACTCAATGCTTCGTTTTCTTCTTGAGTCGCGCGTCGGCGCGTGCGCTGCTGCAAAGGTTTGCCGGACCGGAACGGATCGTCGTATTGCGGCCGTGCTTCTTTCTCACTTTCTTCGGAGGACTTTTTTACCTCACCGCCTTCCTCAAACCGGCGCTTGGTCAGGGAGCCTTTGGTAAGTGAAGGTTTTTCCAAGGTCGGGGCGTTGAACGTGTCACGAGACAGGCCACGGGCCATGTTCTCCGCCTCTCGCGCCTTTAGCTTGTACGTTCGTGCAAGCTCCATGAAGTCGTCTTTGGCCGTGTTCTTGAGTGCCTTGGGCGATGTGCCTTTGCTCGTGGTCAACGACTCGACTTCCATCGCCATGCCCTTACCAAAGCCCTCACTGCTCTTGGCTTCCAACGGCCGCTTCGTGATCTTTTTGACCGTCTTTGTAGACGGCGTTTCACTGTAGCGCGTCTCACTCATGCCCGGCATTTCCTGGAGCATGTTGCGCGACTCGCTGTAGTACTCCGGATCGTCCCCGTACAGGTTGTATTCGTTCACGCGCTGCAACAAGGCGTCCGTGCTCACGTCCCCGCCGCGCGCAAATGCGAACACCGGGCGCGGCATCATCGGCGAACGAATCATGTTGCCCAGCCGGTCCGTCATGTAGCCCATGTTGCGCTGACCACCCAGCGGCTGCGGAGCGAGTGACGGGTTCTGCTGCAAAAGGTCCACGGCCGTCGGGCCTTGGTAAGTCATAACTGGGATGTAGGGCCGCGTGCCCGGCATACCCCGAGCAACAGGCTTTGGGGGAACAGGCGTAGGCGCGGGTGCTGGCGCGGGCGGCAAAATGGGTGAAGGAACCGTCGGCTGGCGCGGCGTCTCCTGGCCCGGGAGCCGTGGCCCAACAAAATCTGGCGGCAACGGTGGATAGTCCGTCCCAGGGCCTGATAGCGGTGGCGTCGAGGGCTTCCATCCCTTGGACACGGCCAACGCATCGGCCGACGTGATTCGCCCGTCCCCATTGGTGTCGTACTGCAAATCCGGCGTGATCTTTTTGACCGCCATCTGCAAAACCCGCTCCGCCAATGCCTGATTAGGATTAGCCCCTTTAGGTGGCTGTGCTACAGGCGGCTGTGACTGCTTTGGCGGCAGCGGCGGTCCTACGAAATCCGAGGGCGGGGACTGGTTTGGTTGGGGCAAGAAAATCGGTGCGCCCATGTTCGGCGACGAGTTAACCGGCGGGGTATTGGTCGTCGGGCTCGGAAGCGGTTGATTACTTACCGGGCTGTTGTCCCACCACTGGCCACCGGAGTAAAACTTCTGACCGTCTGGAGATTTAATCGGGGCATACTCGCTTTCGCGACCGCCCACGCCCGAAATTGGCTTAATAAGTGCGGGCCCTCCACGAACGATCAGATCCTCCCTACGAGAGTCTGGCGCTGGCTGGGTAGCCGCTGGGGGTGCAACGGTGGGGGCTTGACGCGTGGGTTGTGACGGCGTTGTCGCTCCACGGATCAAGGACCCAAAGTTAAAGGTCGGCACCGGAGAGACGCCCGTGGGAATCGGCGATCCGCTTAGCCCCTTTTGCCCAGCCGCGCCTACGCCCGGCGTCTCGACCAACGGCGATACGGGGGATCGGGGGGTTGTTGATGTTGCTGCTGCGGCCGATGGCGGTGTTGCTGACGCAGGTGTTGCCGCTGCCGATGTTGCCGCCGGTGGTGGCAGATTTGAGGCCGCGATGACAGCCGCCACCTGATTGGAGATTGGCCTTAACACAGAAGCAAAATACTCCGGCAACCCCGTCTTCGGATTGATCGTCCCCGCCCCGCCCATGCCCTTGAGCATGTCCCGCGCCGAAGGACTTAAATACGCCAGCTTCGTGTCCCCGTTGCGCCCGGCTTTCGCCACACGCCTCAACATATCCTTTGCCTTCACCTCGCCTCCCTTCGCCATAAAGGCACTGGCCACGGACAACGAGCCCAGGTTGTATTTGCTCGGATCACTGACCACGTCAATCGCAAGCCCTCGCTGTGCAGCCGCTTCCTGCGCCCGCCGGGCCGCCGCCTTCTGAAACTCCACCACCGCCTGCGGGTCAAACGACACCTCCGGCTTGGCAACCGTGAACGGCGCTAACTCCGGCGCGGCCGGCCCAGCATAGTCCTCGGTCCGTGGCCCTTCATTCCAGGCGTTGATCGACTTTTCGTATTCCCCATACGCTTTTTCGTAAGGGGTATACACGTCCCGGTTGTACGCCTCTACCGCCCGATCGTACGCCGCCAACCTTTCAAGATCCGCCTGCTTCCCCTCCAAATACTCCCGGTCCGCCTTGGACAAGAAAGGCTGCTGGCTCGGGTTCGCTATCCCCCCGAACGCAAACCGCTGAACAGGCATCTCACTGTTCAGGTCGTTAGGCACCGATACATTTTCAGCGCCCTGGAAAGGCAGGTAATTAGGCATGGCTCACGGCTCCCGGCTCACGCCATTGTAGTCGTCAATAGTACTCCGGAACAAGATCACGCTGCACAGGCTCCCCCCAATCATCCGTCTTCAAACTCACAAAGTTCCCCTGCCGGAACCGCATTAGCGCCATCGTCGTCACGTCCACCATGTCGTCATTGTCCCCGTTCGGGAACGACGCACACTCCTCCACCAACTGCTCGGCCCAGTCCGTGTCCGGGGCCCACACAATCCCCGACTCCAATACCGGCGCAACCGCATTGGCCCGCGCCACCTTGTCCGTCCCCGACCTTCGCCCGCCCGGCGAATACGTCGTCACCGGAATGTTCATCCGCCGCAACTCCTGCTGCAACGGCGTCCCCGTCGCCTTGGCCTCAATCAAAAGGTTGTCCGGCTGCCAGTGGTCATACTGCTCTTTCGCGACCCGCTTCAACTCCGGAAAGTCCCACCGCCCACGCTTCACGTCCAACAAGATGATGTGCGCGCCCGAGTCCTCGTCCGGATAAAACACTCCCCACGTCGTAATCACCGAGTAGTCAGCCGTCTCCTTCTTCGAGTACGCCGTGTCCATCGTCTGAATGATGTAGTTCACGATCGGCGGGTCATCGTGCGGCCACACGCGCCACCACTCCCGCTTCAGAATCGCACCCTCATCGTTCGTGGGCTGCTGCTGGTACATCGCATTCCACTTTTGCACCGACAACGACGCCTTGACAGCATTCAACTCCTCCAGCTTCCAAAACTCCGGCCACAACGGCCGGCCACTGGGCAATATCGCCGGGAACTCAATCACCTCCCACTTGTCCGCGTTGTGACTGGACTGCGCCTTGATCAAGCGCGCCGTCAGATCCTTCGTCCCCCACCGCGTCATCACCAGGACCACGGCCCCGCCCGGCTGCAAACGGGTGCGGGGGCCAGAGCTATACCACTCCCACGCGTTGTCCAAAGCAAGATCACTCAACGCATCCTGCTCCGAATGCGGGTCGTCAATAATCAAAACGTCCGCACCCCGCCCAGTCATCGCCCCACCCACGCCGACAGCAAAATACTCCCCACCTTTGTTCGTGTCCCACCGGCCAGCAGCCTTTGAGTCCTGCTTCAAACTCACATCCGGAAACACTTCTTTGTATACGTCCGTGTCCATCAGGTCCCGGACCTTCCGGCCAAAGCGCACGGCAAGTTCGCTGTTGTGGGTCGCTTCAATGGCCTTGGTTCGCGGATCACGGCCCATGAGATAGGCAGGCAAGAGATAAGACGCAAACTCAGACTTCGTGTGTCGAGGCGGCATGTTGATGATCAGCCGCTTCAAGGTTCCCTTTGCAATCCTGTCAAAAGCTGTCGCCATCTTCGAGTGGTGAGGACCAAGGATCGCGGCCGGCCAGACGTACTTCACGAAGTCCAGGAAGTTGTTCCTGGCGCGTTCTTGCGCCTCAAGCTGCGAGAGCCGCAGCTCCAAACGAAGACGTTCCGCTTCTAACTCTTCAGGGATCAGATTTGACATAACGCGGCTTTCTTCAAGTTTTACTTTAACTTTGGATCCACGTGAAACCAAAATTTATGGGGGAGTGCAGCAATCATAGAACAAGGGGGTGGGTTTTTGGAACAAGGCAAAGAGGGCCAAAGCTGGGTGGAAAAGGGGACCCAATTCTGTTTTGAGCAGCATTTAGCGTGTGAAATCGGGCCAAGGCCCGCGCAGCTCGCGACCCGGTCTGTTTTTTGGCCCCTGGTCCTCGGGCCTGGGTTCGCGGGCCGGGAGCCTGGGGACCCGAACCGCGTACCAGGGCGCTCGGTCCAGGGAGCTCGGGCGGTTCGGCCGGAGCTCGGGCCACGTACCAGGGAGCTCGGCGCGTGAGCTCGGCGCGTGAGCTCCAGGGCCGATTGCCTGCCGATTGCCCCGAAAAGAGCCAATCGAATCAAGCCATTATCACAATGCACGGCCTGGACGAATCACACGCCAGGGCCGCGATACACGCGCCACGGGCCAGGGCCTGAGCGGGCCGGCTCGAGGGCCAAGCTCGGGCGACTAGGTAAAACGGCGGCCGGCCTGGACGATCTCAGGCGGCCGGCCTAAATCGCGATACCTGGGCGAAAAAAAGCCCGCCGAGAGGGCGGGCCTGAGAGAGGAAAAGCGCTCCCGAGACTATGGGAAAAGAGCACCTAATCCGTGCAAAACCGCGAGGGCCACGGCAAGGCCCGCTAGGGCCCCGCCGATGATGTTGGCGTCCGGTTTCATGCGGCGACGAGCTCGAGAAGGTCGCCGGCCTGGGTTTCAAATTCGACACGGTCGGCCGTCCAGGGGATCGAGCGAGCGTAAGCCGTCGCGCCGGTTACCGCGTCCCAGAGAGTCTCAATCGGGCGACCTTCGTCAAGAACGTGCGCATGCTCGATTCGCTGAGCGATACGCGGGCCGAATCGTTTTGCGAGCCAGTCTTGCGAGCGATCAAGCTTCGTCGCCTGGGCGGTCCGCAGCACTGTCTCGACGTTTTCCGCGCTCGAGTTTGCATAAGCGATCAATGCCGGCGCGGCCTGTTCGAGAAAGCGATCAGGCGCGCTCGCAGTGTGGCGAATCACAATCTCATCGAGCTCATGAGCACCCCACACAATTCGGTTTTCGCAAGCGTAATCGAAGAGAAAAGCTTTCAATCGGAAAGTGCCCGCGCCGGTTTCAGAATTCGACGCGAAAAACCCACGGGCGAGCGTGCCGGTTTTCCCGTCGCGCCGATTCGGGAGCTCGAGCCGATTTATTTCGTCGGCCAGGAAAACGAACATATCGCGATCGCCGGCGTAAAGCGTAGTGTTATCGGCCGTGACACTGTCCAGGGCCTTGCCCCGAATCCCGGGGACGCGCCAATCGCCGCTCACCCCGTCGCCGAATCGATCAATTAGGGCTCGCACTACGTCAGAGTCCCAGATTCGCCCGTATTTGGGGCCCGTCGCCGCTCGCAACATGGGCTCGCCAGTCGAATCGCGCGACAGTAAAACGCCGATATCCTCGACGGCGCGGGTCTGCAATCCATAATCAATGCAATCGGCCGCGAGCGGCGCGGGTAGATCGCGAAGATAACCGGCCGGCGCGCCGGCGAGATTAGACAATTGCCCGAATGCCCAATGAGTCGGGGCAATCGGATTGCCTTTCGGGCCGACAATGGCCACGCCGGCGTTATCCTGGGTTGCGACGGCGCGAAGCGAGCGCGACGAAAGGACGGCCGCGCGACTGATTGCCTTGCGGGCTTCCATAGCGGCGAGCATAGCGGGCAGGGACGTGAAACGCTCTTCGGCCGGACGGGTTGCCCATTGGCGATTCGCTTGCATGAGTGTCGACATTTTGCATTCTCCAATCTAGGGTTACGCGGGCCGGATTGGCCCGCGAACAAATAGTAACTCGAAAAAAAGTTAGTCGTCAAGCGGCGATCCGAACACGCTCGAAAGCGCGGGCGGCCGGACCATGCACGATGATCGCAATCGACGCGCGGCCGGCATTCGAGCCCGCACCGTCGCAAGCTTGGCACTCAAGACACGTCCGACGGTTCCCTCTCTCAGGGCTCGCCGGGCATGCAATCTCACGAGCGGCGAGCGCTTCGCCTTCGGTCCGCACGCGAAAAACCCTCCAACCCAGCGAACGCGCGACGTCGCGATCGAGCGATGAATCGGCGCTCGCCATGACGATATCGCGAAAGTCGGCCGCGACGAGTTTTCGCCATTGGTGGGTGTATCCCGTATGCCCTGAAGCTTGCGCCAATAACGCGCGCCAGATATGCGCAGGGATCGCGGCCGGATCGCCATATGTGCCAAGTCGGACCGCGCGGCCGGCGAGCGCTTGCGCACCGTCGGCCGGATCGATCAAGGGATACGCGCCGCGAATCCATGCGCCGAACACGGACGCGACGGATTGGCCAACATTGACGTAACACGTCCGAACACGCTTCGAGCGCTTGCGGCCGCGCTTGTCAATGGTTTCGACGGTGCGAGCGCGGTGCATACAATCGCCGCATATGCTCGAATCCTCCCCTGTGCGGATCGCGTCGACCGGGTGCACGTCCGATCGAATAATGTAGGTTTGCACCATGTCGCCGGTTTTGCGATTACTCGAGCGCAAAACGGCAATTCCGACAATAGGCGCACCGTCGAGCATCGACGGACCATCATAAAAAACAAAGCTTTTCATTGTGCGATCCTTTCTAACTTTCTCTCGGCGGCCACGGAATGCGGCTGCACAATCGGAAGCATACCGGGCTATTTTAAAAAATGCAAAGCCCGGCACGCGGCCGGGCTCGAGCGGCGCCAGGGCGGCCGAGTCAGGCCGGCACCCTCACCCATTGCAGGCCGTACACGCTCGGGAAGTACTCTCCCCCTCCCCGCGTGTATACGCGGCCGGTCGAGCCTGGATGATGAGGCGGCCGCGCGTATTCAATGACGTCACGCCTGCCGCGAAAGCTTACTGCGTCACGCGGCAGTGTGGCCAGCTGGCCATCTTCGGTTCTAAGTTCCCATTGCATGGTGGTCCCTCCTTAGATTGAAAGCTTGACAGTGTTTTCGCTGAAAAAATCAGATATCGCGCCCTCAAGGTCGATATGCTCCGCGATGCTATCCAGGTCAAATTCCCCCGCGAGCTCCGACAAGTCGATTCCACTGACAATTTCGCTATAGTCCAGGACTTCGGACCAGTCTACGCATTCAAGCAGATCAGGCAATGAGATATTGCGCGCGATGGTGCGGAGCTGGGCGTCAGTCAGGAAGCCTGCGAGCTCATGAACCGAAGCACGCTCGATCGCCTGCTCTTCGGGCCTGTCCCGCAACATCCGAATTTCACCCAGGGCCCCGTCCAGCAGGCGGCCTTGCGACTCGAGGGCCTGCTCAAGCTGAACAATGCGCAACTGCAACGGATCAGTGAAAAGCGCAATGTAATCGCGCAGCGCACTGGAAAAAACAGCGTTCAAGTCCATGATGTACCTTTCTCTCTTTCTAGACAGCCCTCCGCGAGGGCCAGACTCAATTGCAGCACGAAATCAAAACCAGTGTCAAGCGCTACCTTCTGCGGTTGCCTGTCATCGCCTGGATGATGCCGTGCCATAGAAGAAACAAAGCAAGCTTTCCTATCTCCCGCCATGTCCGATGCTGGGCAGCACGGCGGGCCTCTTCGTCAATCTCCTTTCTTCTCCTCTGGTTCTGAATCGCATCTCGAATGTGTGGAGGCCATCGCACAGGCCGCTTCACATTCCAATGCCCTGCGGGATCTCTACCTCATCCCCTAGTTTGTTGGCGACATAGCAGCGCATTGCTGCAATGAGGGGGGTGGGGCCGGTGATCCCGTCCTGACCCACCTGACGGCTGTGTGCAACCCACAACGTGCCGTGCTCCCGCGCATCGATGGTGATGCGCTCTCGCTCAATGATCGGTCCTCCCTGCCTCCAATCCGACGAATAGTTGCAGTCAACACGACAGTTACGCCAAACAAACTCGAAATTGATTTCGTAGTTCGCTCGAGTCACCGCCCAGTCGAGAGCGCGGCCGGTCAGTTCACTTGTCTTCATCTTCTTTCTCCTATCCTCATCAAGGACGACCATCTCTGCCGACCCAGCCCATGCCAGCGTAATCGTTGGGGTCTTCATGCTCGGGCAGTTCCTTGCGCCATGCCTTGATTTCCCAATCACCGATACGCAGCGAATGTGTCTTGCGGCGACCGAACGCCCAGTCGTTCGCAAACTTCTCGAATGCCGCGACCGTCTCGACGGGTATGTCCGGATGCGGTACGCCGACGGTGTCGTCTGCGCCATCGTACTGCCAGCCCCACCAGTGATAGCTGTCACCCGGAGGTGATATGTCTTCACCCCAGCCGATGTTGACTAGGTAGGTCTCGACCCACGATAACAGTGGCACCCCCTCTGCGGCCTCTTGATGTTTCAAAATACTAAATCCTTCGTAGGTCTGGTTGATGTCCCGGTCAATCTCGGCTTCCTCCCATGCCTGAGCCACCGCTTCCGCGACCGATTCAAGCGTTGCCTCGCTTGCGGTTACGCCCCCGTTCCCACAGGTGTCGAAGTCATCCGATACGCTAGCCTCAACCTGAATGAACTTGCCATCGAGCGAGTAGATGCGGGCGCTGGCGATCTCTTTCTTACTTGAGTACCACCCGGTATCGAACGGGGCACCGTCGGCAAGTGCAGCGGCGAGCGCAGCCTCTTTCTCCGGATACCAATCTGACAGACCACAATGTGCTCCGTCGCCGTGCTGAAATGCTTCTAGCTTTTTCATCTTCTTTCTCACTTTCTGACCCCTCGAGCACCATTGCCTGAGGACGAATCGCCAGTCTACCCATCAATCGGCTGGCCTGTCAACAGCACGTGCTTGACCATCGGCCACTGTACCCCCAGCCATGGCCAACGGGCCAACGGCTCGGCCTTAACGCCCAGTTTATGCACGTCCATGATTTGGTCACCACCATACACCAAGAGCTCAGACTCTTTACGCTTCCCAACAGGCGCATACAGCACCAGGACAAAGGTCGGGCACCGCATGTCCGCGTGCTTCAGATGAAAGGCGATCTGATGCGGCGATAGATTTACCTTCAGCCCCCTGCTGACAACCTTGAGCTCTACCATCACAAACTCGCCCGAGCGCTTGAACGCGATCAGGCAGTCAGGGATGCCGAGGCCTACCCTACTTTCGATTCGGGTTAAATGGCAATCGGACGCTGAGAGGTTGTCTCTCAGCCGCCGATACAGGGCGCTTTCTGGCTTCGCTGGCATCTTCCCCTTCTCCTTTGCTTTCAAGCGCTCCTGGAGCCTCCTGGAGGCCTTCGGGGGCGTCTTCAACCGGGTCGGTATCCGGCAGCTCTCGCACGTCAACGCTCTCGCGCACCTGATCAGGCGTGATATCGATGATCGGGCCGCCATTGCCTCCCCCGTAAAGCTTTTTGATCTCCTCCAGCTTGCGCATGACCTCCTCCTTGCTCATGGAGTCGATCGTGCCGTGCCTGATCTCCTTGCGGTCGATATAAATCGTCCCAAGGGCCTGCCCGCGCCTGTATTCGGCCTGGACGGCCGCGCCATACGCGCCAGCGGCCAAAGCCTGATCCCTGATCACCTGCAAGTCCCGCATGTGCCGCTCATACGTGGTGCCGTACTTCTCGCCCAGCTCCCTGCGCCGCTCCTGGATCGCAGCCACGATATGCGGGCTCTTGTCCGGATCCGTGAGCTCTCTTGCCCTGGCCCTTGCCCAGGTCTCAGCGTAGCCGGCTCGTAAAGCCGCCTCCTTCAGGGTAACGTGCCCCTCGCCCGCGACAAACTCTTCAACAAACTTCCATTCCTGCGGCGACAGCACTTTAGGTTTGACAACTTTGACAGGCCGGTTGATACGCTCTTCAACGCGCTCATCACGGCGACCTAACTTCTTGCCCTGCATGAACTGATCATCTCTTGATGGCATCACCGGCCTCCCAGCTTAACAATCAGCTAACGCGCCAGAATCGCCAGCCCTTGTCAACTCGACGACAGGCAAACTTATGTCCACTGCGTTTGCTGTAGACATAGGCAGCCGCACGTGCGTTCTTTACTACATCCTCATCAGTCACTACAAAGCTGTCACCGATCTCCATCAAACGAAACGGATAAACAGACCCAGACTGTCGGACCTCGGGCAGTGGTACACCTTTCTCAACTTCAAACATTCTCTTTCTCCTCTATGGCAACCCAGGCAGGATTGCCAGGGCAGAGCTCCATCATACCAAAAAGCGCGTTTTAGTAGTCCCTGTGGCCAAAAAAATAAAAACAAAAATCAACTACCTGCGCGCGCGCGATCCCCAGAAGAATTTCACCTGTTTACCTATATGTAATGCAGTGTAGAGTTCTAAGCCATTGATTTGATTGATCTATTACGTCCATTACGGCATTACGCTCATTTTTCAAAAAAAAAAAAAAAAAAAAGAAAAAAACAGCCCGGGGGGGACGATTTTGGCTTTTTTGCCCTTGTCCCTTGATCCGCGCCCCTCGAACCCCTTAAAATGCGCAGGGCTCGGATGCTTCCAACACCCGAGCCCCACTTTCCACCCCATCGTTTTGAAGGAACGACAGCATGAACACTGACTATCTTATCCTAATCAAGAACCTGTACCGCTACAACGCCCAGAACGGCCAGATCTATCTTCAGCCTCATGTTTCGGGGGGCAGGCGGGCCTATCTTCGCAGGTGTCCCAGTAATGTTTACCAACTGCGCGTAGGCTATGACTATTTAAAGGTTCAAGATGTTGTTTGGTTCTTGGTCCATGGAACATGGCCAGAGTCTACGGTTAAGCATCGAAACGGTTGTTGGTGGGACAACCGCATCGAGAACCTCACCCTCAATTGACATCCTCCCCCTCAAGGTAGCTTCCCTGCAAAAGCTTGAGAGCTTGTGAAGCTTCGACGACTTCACCGAAGGTGATGTCATACACGTTGACTGAGCCTTCCTGTTCGAACAGTTCCTCGATCACGGGTCCGATGTAGAGGTGCTTGACTCCATTGATAGTGATGGTGACAAACTGCACCAGTTTGACATCTTTGTCCATACCGAGCAGTCGCTGGAGTCCGTCGAGAAGGTTGGGTTGCATGATTAGCCTTTACGAGTTTTGTCTGACAGGGCCAAGTCCAAGGTAAACCGTTCGATCATATCTTCGAGGCTGGCGATCGTCTTCTGCGCGGATTTGAGCTGATCTGCGAGGATTTCGAGCTGGATGTTTTGGACCTCGATCCGTCGTCGAAGTTCGTTGACGTATTCTTGGAGGCCCTGGTCCGTGATCCGTGATGGGGGATTCTCGGTCGAATTCAATGCGGGGCGCAGGGCTGTGGTTTGTGTGCTCATGTGTTTTTCTCCTTCAGCTTTGCTTCTGCCCACCAGACTGCCGACTCAAAGGCCTGCTCGGACACCCAGGATTCTTTTTTGCCCTGTTCGATCTCCTCCTCCGTCAGCCCAACCCACGGTTTTTTAAACGCCCGGTGCGGTGTGACAACCAGTGGCGCTGAAGCATCCCAAGTCACGAGGTCTGGGCATTTGCAGGTGCTTGCTGTTCCAAGCTCCCAGCGTTCGCCGCAGGCATTACACTGACCGTAGAACATCGTTCTTCTCCTTTAGCTTTGCATCGACTATATAAATTAACGCCTGCCAGTTGGTTCTATCGCCGAACGTCACTCGATTAACCAGCGCACGCGCTTCGTCGTCTGTAAGCTCGACCCATTGGCGCGGTGCTGCCGTCCGTTTAAGTTCAGCTCTCAGCCTCTGAATCTCATCCAGCATTTCAGCAAACTTTTCGTCGTATGCCTTTACCGTGTCCCAGTCAGGCTTAAAGTCGTTAATTGATTGTGGTGCTGTGTAGAGGGGCGTTCCGACTGGCGGTACATAGCTGATGTAGTCAACCTCGCCACGCTCATTCAGAACTTCGCCTACCGGCTTCTGATTCATGTTGTGATCGCCACTCATGATGCGTACCCGTCCTTAATAATCTTCGCCTTCGCCTCTTCAATCGCGCCGATCAAACTCAGCCTGTCTTGCTGCATAGACGTTTTAATCATGAATTGATTGCGAGCTTTCCAGAACAGCATCACTACAACTGTGTCCGGGTTCTCGTCCATCGCCTCTTGCAAAACCTCGTGTGCAGATTCTTTGTATTGGTTGGGAATGTCTACAGGTTTGATGTTAGCCATTTCACACCTCAACCC